CATCACAGTACAAAGAGATTCGGTGTCACATACAACAAAGAAAGATATACTGTAATTCAAGAAGACGAGGGTAAATTTCCCTTCCTTTGGACAGTGCAGCACCACACAAAGGAAGGGACCACTAATCTTGTTGAAGGCGAGCCAAAGCGAGAGATTTGCTTTGCACTGATGGACCAAATCTACCATTGGGATAGCCCAGAGAATCTACAAAAAGCATACAACGAAGACAGACTATGAGTTTATTAACACTTACATCACTTGACGATAGTAAAGTTTATTGTGTGGTAGATAAGATAAATTCGTTTTATGACGGAAAAAGTAAAAATTGTAACACCATGATTGTTCTTCATGACGGTCATAGTTTTGCAGTACAAGAGCCTCTTGAAGAAGTCCACAAAAAGTATCAAGAAGCCACAGTACGCTCACGTATTCCTAGCGCGTTAGCTGTAGCTGGAGATATTCTGGCAGCAATGCACGCTAACACAAGGACCCATCTAGACTCGCGTACAGCGGCTCTTCATGCCCTAGAGCAAGCTAGGACATTGTTTGTAGAATACGGAAAGCAAACACAATAAAACACAATTTGATGCTAAACGAAAAAACACTAGAGCAAATACTAGGTATCGTAAAAACAGTAGCTAAAGAAAAACTAGAACGAAAGAACAGTGAAAACAACAGCGATATTGAGCTACAACTCAGTATCGCTTTTTCTGTCTTATGCGACAAAGAATACAGGCATCTACTTATCGAATAGTATGAAAAGTAAATTGTGGTCGAGCCCTCATGGAGAGCTTGTAGCCTTCACAGCCAACCACGCCAAATTCAACACACCACCAATAGCAGCGAAAGTAAAAACCACCCTTAGAATAGAGCTACCATGGAAAAATGGTAAACCGTGCTTAAAAACAACGAAAAACAAAATGAACGACGCTATTCAACTAGCACTATTTGAAGACTTCAAAGACTTATTTTTTACTAGTGATGGTAACGGCGGCACTGTAAGAAATATTGGAGATATAGCCTGCGGAGATGGCTGGGAGCAGATCATCAGACTAGTTTGTGAACACCTAGGAGGAGAGCAGTCTTTTATTGCTGAAGTTAAAGAGCCTTTTTGGGGAGCCTATAAGCTTGATGTTATGCTACACAACATGGCCAGGAGGGTTGAAAGACTCTTTGGTATTCCATCTTACGCGCTATACTCTCAAAAATTAAACAGGCGATATGCACACTTCAATGGGTTTAAGACAAAGATTGTTAGAATTAAAGAAAAGTTTGGTGTATTACGCGTACAATATAAGGTTGTTGATTGTTTTAAGCCTAGTGACGTTACTATGTTTAACAGTAGGACTATTGATATTGAGCGTAGTAAGTATCTTGGTTGGGTGGCAGGTGTTGTTGACTATGCTGAGGCGCTCAGTAAGAAAACTTGCGAGAACGACGGGTCGCCAGGAGAACTTCACTCTTGCACTTCATGGAAAACATTATGCTACGAATGTGCTTCGAAGGCCGAAAAATTCTAAACAATGAGAACATTAATCATTCCTGACGTGCATCAAAAGCTAGACAAATTGTCTAGAATAATAAATAACAATACTTTTGATAGGCTAATCTCCCTAGGCGATTGGTTTGACGATTTCTACGACACACCCGAGCAGACAGAGAATACAGCTAGATACATTGTAGATTTATACAGTAAGTACGGTGACAATTTTATCTGGCTACTAGGTAACCACGACATCCCTTATCTGTACCCCGCTACATACGACAGACACGCATGCAGCGGTAACACTAGAGAGAAGCTGAAGGCAATCAACAGCGTATTCCAAGGGTCTACGGTTATTGGTTATAGTCCAAAGCTGGCCTATAGACTAGAGATCGAAGGATGTTACGATTTGTTGCTAAGTCATGCTGGGGCAAGCGAGCATCATTTTGCAAAGCCATTCACAGACGAGCTCACAGCAAAAGATATTATCGAAAGATGCGAAGTTGCTGAGAGGTTGCTAGCCATGGGGCTCGACGATCCGATCTTAAGTGCAGGCATTGCCCGAGGAGGCAGAGAAGTGGTTGGAGGAATAACCTGGATGGATTGGCGATATGAGTATGAACCTATACCTACATTAAGTCAAATTGTAGGGCATACTCCGCTAGCTACTCCTGAAGTATTAGATGCTTATAGAACAACTATAGCCCCTGATAGCGATGTTGTGTCTATAAGCAAGTATATCTTAAAACCAGGTACGAGCTACAACATAAACATAGATACACATCTAGACCACTACATCACAATCGAAAATAACGAGTTGTTAATTCATAAAACAGCCGCACTTGAATAGAGCTATGCATAAAATTTACTTTGCAAACAGACCTCACACTCGAGAGAAAAATTGCCCTAACCTTTGGCCTGTAGCTGATAAGTTTCTTTATAGAACACCTAGAAGCGTTTTTGCCGAAGAGGATTTTGTAGTGTATATCAATCCAAAACCACCAAAAGGGTTAACAGCGCCAGTGGCAGAAATCACTATTTACGACGCTAGAAGAGTGATGTTCCGTCAGATTTCTGCAAACCAGGAGAATATGTGCGGCGGGTCTATTCTACATCTGACATATAGCAATCATTATGTACATATGGGTTCAGGGTTTGAGTTAACTAGAGACTCTAGTGAAAACATGGAAAAATATTCTCGACGCTGTCAGGCGCTTTTGATCGCACAAGAAGCAGTTGATCTGTTTAGAGCTTATTTTCCAGACATCCAACCCAGCACACAATAAGCACACTAACACAACAAACATGAAGAAAATCTATAAATACCTGGTCAATTGGGATAGAGCTCATGACGCTCCACACAAAGCAAGTGTCGAACTGCCGCGCTGGGCTTGGGACGATATTATCGACTTCGAATTCCAAGGATCTGAGCTATATCTTTGGGCGGTTGTAGATCCTAGCCAACCCCCAATTCCTGTTAACCTCGAAATTTACGGTACAGGCTGGGAGATTGAAGATGCTGACGAGCTGACTCATCTAAAGACTGTTCATGTGAATGGTTTTGTTTGGCATATTTTTATCAGGAAAATTATCAAGAAAAGTTAACATGAAAAGACTATATAAAGCAACATACAGTGCAGTCATCCTCGTTGAGCCTGAGGAGAGTCTTGAATTTGCTAGAGCTCTCCACGAAGACTCAATGGGATATGTACCAAATTCTTTGAGTGAAATTAAATCAGAGGCAGATATACCTACCGGCTGGAAGATTACATACAGCCCGATTGAAGCAACCGACGGAGCTATTGCGGACGATTCAATAAGGTTTATTTTGGAAAAGCTCAGCGAGAAATACATCTCTGAAGAGAACCTAAGACTCAAGGCACGCATTGAAGAACTGGAAAAACTACTTTATGGAAAAACTTCTGAATAAAATGCAACAAAAACCAGAATTTGAAACTACAAAAGTAATTGACTATATGAGCCTGATAGATTTCTTCAGAGCTCAGGAAAATTTTGATCTCGAGGACACTCTCTGGAGTCTGCTTACAGATACAGATGGGAAATCTTACGTACCTGTCACTATCACTAATGGTTGTTATCTGCCATGGCGAATAACTGATAGCTTAGATTATTTCCGTGAGAGCGATGAAGATTTAATCAACCAATTCAACAGCCTATTGGTTAAGCATTACAATCTCACACAAGACGAAGACATTCTGTTCTATATTGTTTGGTAATATAAAAACTACACCTCAAAAATACGACATCTGGGGAATAAGAAAGTAAATATGAAAAAATTATACAAAGTGCAGTTAGACGCGGTTGTGGTGGCAGACGACCGTGATGCTGCTGGATTAATTGTAGGCGCGGCTTGTGGATACAAATGTACAGTGTCTTCTGTGTGTGAGATAAATCACAAAGAAGATCTGCCTGCGCATTGGAGTATCGACGGTTATCCAATTAGAAGTATATGGGAAGATAAGACGATAGGCGACATTCTTGATGATAGACAAAGAGAAAGACAAAAAACCCTTGATAAAGTACACGTACTAAACGGGCAGATCGCAGCGCTTCAAAAAGAAGTCGATGAGCTTAGTAAAGATATTTAATATGTCTCACGAAGAACTGATCAAAATCTCAGCCAGAGAGGCGTTCGATAAAGTATTCAACAAAGAATGGAACCAGGACGAGTTTGTTGCCTGGCATGAAGCAGTCGTTCTCGATGCCGAGACAACCGCAATCTACTATACAAACTTGTAAGCTATGGAAACCCAGATGACCAGAGTATGGGTCAATCAACCTAGCACTCTGCAACCAGATCATCGTTTGCACGGTAAACATGGGCTGGTTAACCTAGACGAGCGTACCGATAGCAGAGAAGGAGATATTGTAAGGGTATGGTTTTATTATGGAGGCCCTCAAAGCTCTAAAGTATTTGCATCTTCGCTGAGTGTAGCTGGCGATGATGTACGGTACGCACAACTCAACGGAAAAGCACTATAATATGACAAGATACAAAATGTATGTTTCCTCCTGTGAGGAGTGCGGAAATAACTTTATAGAATCCGAGATGCTAGCGGATCGCTATCATGGAGAATATGTCGAGCATGATGAAGCAGAAAGGTTGCTAGACGAGCTAAGAGAAGAGATCAAAGAGCTCGAAAGTAAAATTGAAAGGCTGGAAGAAAAGGTAGAAGAAGAATATAGCCGAGGCTATGACGCAGGACTAGCCGACGCTGTAATTGTCCACAACCCTTAACAAATAAAATTATGCGTTTACTTAAAATCACCACAGAAAAAGACGAGACAGTTTTTATCAATCCTATGCAGATCGTATCTATGACTGAAAGAGGGGCAATGATGTATCCTTCAAACGAGCCTCGACCAATGCGTACGAAAATAGAGTTAACAGAGGGTGGATACGAAATAGCTAAAGAACCTCTATCAGCACTTGTGTATTCCTGGGAAGAGGTGACGGTACAAGAAACCCGAGCAGCATTATAAACCTTAACAAATCAAACTTATTTATGAACGACAACAACAAACGCGGATTCAAGCGCAAGACAATCGAGCAGACCATCAAGCACAAGATCGCTGGCTGGCTCAAGACAATCAACGACGAAGATCTCCGAAGAGATGTTAAATCTCACTATATCCTCACAGGAGGAGCTATTGCAAGTATGCTTCAGGGAGACCTCCCCAACGACTATGACATCTATTTCGATGATGCTAGTGTTGCAGCGAGGCTTGCTAAATACTATCTGAAGCAACTTGTAGGTGAGCACTATAGTGATTTCGCAGATGTCATCGAGTCAGAAGATCGCGTAGAGGTAAAGATCTTTGACAAAGGTGTGCTCGATAAATTTGACGCAGTTGAAGGCGCTGAGAACAAAGGCCGGTATCGTGTGAGTATGATCACTTCTAATGCGATCACTCTCACCAACGAAATCCAGCTCGTACTCAGGTTTGTGGGAGATGCTTCCCAGATTCACAAGAACTACGACTTCGTGCATGCGACAAACTACTTCAGCCAAAACACTGATCTCGTACTGCATCCTGCAGCTCTTGAGAGCATTCTCTCTAAAGAGCTCAAATATGTAGGAAGTCTCTACCCTGTATGCTCGTTGTTCAGGATCAAAAAGTTCATCAAGCGTGGCTGGAACATCACTGCTGGCGAAATGTTCAAGATCATCTATGATGCTAGTCAGCTAGACCTGCAAAACTATGAGATTCTCGAAGATCAGCTTACAGGAGTAGATACGAGCTACTTTGCACGTATGATCGAGCTATTGAGAATGGATGGTCGTCCTCTTGAGCGCGGCTATTTGTTTGAGGTAATCAATAAGGTATTTGATGAAGCTCGAGAAGACGAGGCTACTGAGGAAGAAACTGAAACAGAAAAGGAAGATGCAGAAGAATAATCTTAAGGAAGAAAGGGATGCTTGGCGCTCTTGCGCTGACGATCTTGTAGACTATGCTCGAGAAGCATTAGTGCAGCTCGAAACCTGGGGTAAAGGCTATGTGAGATATGATAAAGAAAGGCAGCAAATCAAAGAGGCTATTTCAAAATACGAAGAATTAACAGAAAAAGCAAAAAATGGAACACTCGAAACCGAAACAACTTAAGTTGAAGATTACCAGCTCTGAAGGACTCAAGCTAGGAGCTGTATTGGCGATGGTGATCAGCTACACAAAAAACAAGTCTATCTTGTGGGCGTTATTGCACACACTGTTGGGATGGTTCTATGTAATATACGCAGCAATTAAAGGCTAGAATATGATCACGCTTAAAACACTAGGAGAAGCCTCAGCTCAGGAAGTATTTGACCAGGTGGCTACTCACTTACTCGCACAGAACAAGCGCAGTCTGGACGGCGCAAGCTGCTCTTATCGCAATTGTGATGGACTTAAGTGTGCAGCAGGGTGCCTCATCGCAGATGATGAGTATGACAATCATATGGAAGGTATTGATTGGCGAGGAGTGTTAGATGAGTATGATGCCTCTCGAAATCACGAGATGCTGATTTTGGAACTGCAGCTCATGCACGACACTGTCGAAGTTGCAGAGTGGAAAAGCTACTTAGAGGAGATAGCGAAAAAATACAAACTCAACACAAAGGCTATAGACGCTACAGATGAATAGATTTTATTTTGTAGATAAAGGTGTTACCAGAAAGCGAGGTTGTCCTAATATCTGGCCGGTACCTGATCGAGAATTCAGGCTCACTCCTAGCAGTATATTTGATGAGCCTGGCTTTGTTGTGAGAATTGAGCCTAAGCAGGCGTCGGGTGCTTTTATAGCTAAAATCATAATATTTGACGCCGAAGCTATGTCATACCGCCCTCATTTCTATCAGGATGGTCAGATGATGCTTATGGGAGACAGTATTCTTTCTGCCTCTTACCGATATCATCAAGTGTATATAGAAACCTCGCTTTATAAAGATGTTGAGGATGATCGTGCCTGGCTAAAAAGACAAATGTGCATACCTGTACTCAGAGAAGCGGTCAAACTGTTTCTAGAGTATTTCCCAGAAGCAACCTAGCAACACATGAACAAACGACAAATTCAAGAAAACATTGAAAAAGCTCTGACCCTATGGTTCAAGAGCCTGCCAGCAAACCTCAAGGCAGCTGCAAAAAGAGATGTAATTGTGAGTGGTGGTTGTATCGCGTCTATGCTCTTGAATGAGCCTGTACGTGATTATGACCTCTACTTCAAAGAGGTTAATACTGCTTACTTACTAGCGAAGCATTATACAGCTCATTTAGGTTATAACGCTGTGGATGCGCCTAGCCTTAATAGAGTGACACTGAACCAGGGCGTCATTAAACTTGGGCGAGCAATACCAATATCTAGCGAGTTATATTCTCCAGTTCACTACTCGCAGAATGCAATTACTCTTACAGGAGGACTGCAGATCATCTTACGATTCTGTGGTAAGGTAGATAGCATACATAAAACGTTCGATTTTGCTCACACAAGAAGCTACTACACAGTCGACGAAGGGCTCATATTAACTCAAAAGAGTCTCGAGAGTATTGTAACTAAAGAGCTAGTCTATGCAGGTAGCGGTTTTCCTGTAGCAGCTCTTTCTAGGGCTATGAAATTCACTAAGCGTGGCTGGAAGCTTCCTGCCTCTGAATTGATAAAAATTGTGTACGATATTGCAAAGTTGGATATCAGCAATCCTGAAGTGCTCAAAGAGCAGCTTGGAGGTTATTACGGAAACAGGCTTGCCAAGCAAATGGATAGTAGCGGCAGACAGCTAGCTCGAGAAGACTTCTTCCATATCCTGGAAAAGTATGCTCCAAAGTCTGACGCCAGTCTCGGAAACTACAAGTAGTCTTCAGTAATGAAGATAAGCAAAAAGGAAATAAACATTCTCCGTAGGGTCCTAGGGTACATCCCTAGGCCCTTTTGCGGAGACCTACATCATCCTAAAAAACACAGACATTGTCTTTCAGTGCAGTGCCCTGTTGAAGAGGAACTAAACAAGAACATCGAAGAAGCGTACAAGATCATCTACAAACTAGAATATGGAAAATGATGAAGAAGAATTAACATCTGACGAGAGACTTGACAAGCAGCTGGCTGAACTCCTCGGATGGCACGGCATTAAAAAGATGCAAGGAGTTTTGATGGGAATGGTTTTTCCTATGAGAGCTTTTGTAGCTGTAAACACATACACACAAGATTTGGATATTGTTCACAAAATAGAGCGGACGCTCTCTGAGGAGCAATTCGAGAAATACAGATGGCTCTTGTGGTATATAGCTAAAGAATACTCTAAAAGTGTAAAAGATTGGCAGCGTGCATATCTGTCTAGTTCTGCTAGAGATCGTGTACGTGCCTTGATTGTAACCTTAGATAGCAAAAACGAAGAAATTAAACTAGAAGAAACAGTATCACTATGAAATATCGAAAGAAACCAGTAGTTATAGAGGCCGCGCAATCGTTAAAAATGGAGATCATCGAGATGACCAGTGCGTTCTAGCTAATATGAAAGTGAACGAAGATATCAAACCTTGTCCTTTCTGTGGTTCAAAGGATCTGAATATCCAGACTAGCACAGAAGACAGAGAAGGAGTACCAGCTAATGTTGTTTGTCACGACTGTGGCTGTGCTGGGCCTTGGTCTTACCTCAAACGAGAACTGATTGAACAATTTTGGGATGATTTTATATTTCCTGCTAAGCTGATCAAGATTTGGAACGAAAGACAGCAATGAAGATCCCACCTCAAATTAGAAAAGAAATCTGTGAGAACCCTGAGAACTATCTATTTGGATTCTTTCTTATGGGTCTCAATGTCGGAATGACCTTTGTTTACTTCATGTTTGTCTATGGACATCAATGACGAAGAAATTAACCTAGAAGAAACAGTATCACTATGAAATATCGAAAGAAACCAGTAGTTATAGAAGCCACGCAATGGTTTAAAAACGGAGACCACCCAGATGACCAGTGCGTTCTTATTGACGCTAATCCAGCTTTCCTGAGCGAAGGTAAGGTTGTGAGATACTTCAGGCACCCTGATATAGCTGGACATTATGAATGCTCACATTGTCATAAGCTAATTCATCACCACGGCTGGATAGATACACTTGAAGGCGGGCATCGAGTATGTCCTGGTGATTATATTATCACAGGAGTAAAAGGTGAGCGTTATCCGTGCAAGCCTAGTATTTTTGAGGAAACATACGAGCGAGTCGAATAACTCTATGATTTGATACAAAGAACCTGAAATAACCAATGACTAGCGAAGAAATTAATATAGCAATTGCAGAGTCACTTGGGTGGAAAAATTGCAAGGTGCTACCAAAACCACAAAAATATTGGGACGTAAGCGATGTTCCGGAAATGGTGCGTATTGGATCTCCTCCTGTTGCTGGTAGTTGCACGTTTCCTGATTATTGCAATAACCTAAACGCCATGAGAGAGGCTGAAGAGCGGCTAGACGATAAACAAAGGCGAGATTTCGCTTTCAGGTTATTGCTAGTTCTGTGTCATGGTTCGGCAATAGATCTGTCGGAGCACTTCGATTTACTTCATGCCTCGGCAAGACAAAGAGCAGAAGCATACTTAAAAACATTAGGAAAGTGGAAAGAAAATGACTGACCTTGAAATCAATATCGCTCTAGCTGAATTGTGTGGGTGGACAAATATCGAAAAAGATTTGAAGTATTACGAATATGTTGGAACAAATCCTGAAGGAAGACATAGACGCTTGATACCTGATTACTGGGATGACGCTTATACATTCGAAGCTCTTTGGCCTAAACTAACAGAAGAAAAAAGGCTAATATTTACAAATGAGCTTTGCGCGATTGTTGATCGAGACAACCCCGACGCAGAAGAATTTGCCTCAGCATTTTTTGCTACAGCAAGACAAAGAGTAGAAGCTATGCTGCGAGCATTCGATAAATGGAAGGAATAATATGAGTAAAGACTTTACGAAATACGTTGTGCAATATGAATCACATATAGGTAGATCATGGTTTGATGCGTTTGATGGAGTTCATTCTGATTTAGAATCAGCAAAAAAAGATATAGTACTTAGGAAAAAATGTCATGGTGGCGACATATATCGTATAGTTCAAAGGAATTATACAATAGAAGACAAGGTTTTAGATGTATGTGATATAGATCGGGATATTTCAGAAGCAATTAACGAAGATTTTAATCCAGAAATGGGAAAAATTCCTTTCGATTCTCACGGAATGTGTTTTGGTACATTTCACCTAATTCTTGCTTGGACTCCAGAAGAATAATATGGATAACACATTTATTAACATTCGTATCAAGTATTGGCATTTTCAATGGGAGAAAGGGTGGTATTACCCCATGATCAGCTACAACAGTTATCACAGAGAGAATAAAACTAGCTTTTTTGAAGTGTATAACTTCTTCGGTTTTAGCTGGAAGAAATAGTATGACTAGTGAAGAAATCAATATAGCTGTCCATAAAAGCCGTGGATTCACTATTGTCTCAGATGGTATCACGCATTGTCTGACTCCATGTGGACCAAAGACAGAGCGAGATCCAGAAGGATATCTTTTGAAAGAGTGCCCAGACTATGCGAATAGCCTCGATGCTATGCATGAGGTTGAGCTAAGCATGGACACTAGCTCCTACAGAGCATTCAGTAATGAACTATATTTAATAGCTTTGCGGGATAACCCAACACCTGCAAAACGTGGATGGTTATCAGCTAGAGCAAGACAACGAGCAGAAGCATACTTAAAAACATTAGGAAAGTGGAAAGAAAATGACTGACCTTGAAATTAATCAAAAGATCGCAGAAGTCGTGTTTAACCTTCCAGTGAAAAGAGGCACTCGTAGAGGTAAATTTGATCCTGAGGGTGTTTGTTTATGGTATGAAGCTGAACATCATGGAGGTGAAGCTGTTTGGAAGAGAGTGCCAGATTATGTGAACAGCCTCGATGCTATGCATGAAGCAGAGAAGGTAATTAGAACAATTAAAGGCGTGCTGATTTATGATTACGCAGCACGTATATCAAAGAGTCATCATTATGATGAGCTACTCACAGCCACCGCCCGTCAAAAAGCAGAAGCATTCTTAAAAACATTAGGAAAATGGAATACTCAACAGGACCACTAGCAGAACAAATAAAAAACGAGATCAACAAGGCGATTGCTGAATTTTGTGGGTATAAAAATGTAGATTTACGAGTTGAAGCTGAGGGTACAGGGCTAGACTGCTATATGTTGACTGCGTCTATAGTTGACGCTAGACCTAACAGCTTTTCAGTGTATGTCAAAGTTCCAGACTATGTGAGTAGTCTCGACGCTATGCACAAAGCCGAAGAGTGTTTGATGCACTTCAAGTATGGAGAAGTGTTCTGGTTTGTGTATAAAAATATTCTCCAAGGGTATACCTACGATACGTTTCACATTCCTAGCAGATACAAAGCAGAAGCATTCATGGAGGTCTTGAGGCGAATTAAAGAATCTGAAGAGCTAGACAAGCAGGAGGAGAACAATGAGAACACTTAAATTCAGAGTATATATTCCAGATATAGGAAAATTCGCCTATTTCGGACTTGATGATTTCGACCTTTCAGATCGGTACCTAGATCAAAAAGATTATCCGGTACAGCAATATATCGGTTCCACTGACATCCACGGTATTGAAATCTATGAAGGCGACATTGTGAAGAGACGAGGTACAGCTTATATCTATGTTGTAAGCTACTCTCTAGAGTATTCAGGCTACCAAGTTGAAAACATAGACGGAGATCATCAAGCCCTAGCGTATTACAGAGATAAGCTAGAAGTCATCGGCAACATTCACGAAACACCAGAAAGGTTTCAGAGATGAGCGTTCTAGGTAAATATTACTATATTGAGTATCTTGCTAAAGGAGCAGATAAATGGTTTAGATACCATGCGTTTTCTATAGGGGAAGGACGTATGGATACTCTAGAGCAGGCCGAGAAAGTCGCTGAGCAGTTTAGAGAGGGAGGGTTCTCAGTGCAGATCTATATGACAGAGACTAGAACAGTCAAAGTGATCACCAACCCGTGTAACCGCAAATAAACAAATTCAATATGAATGAGTCTATTATAGTTTATAAAAGCAAGTCTGAACAAATGATGGATGAGCGGAATGCTCAATTTATTAAAGATCATCCAGATCTAGCGTACGGTGTACAGTTAGGATTCGGAGTATTCGTAATTGGACTTATAGCTTTTGCCTTCATAAATCTCTTCATAAATATCGTCAAAAAATCATGAACTTTAAAAAATTACAATTGTCAGAAGTAACAGCTTTACTCGTTGAGGCTATTAATAAATACGGCGAAGACCAGACTGTTAAACATGGCTTCGCTGATTTCGATAGCTGGAGAGGAGCTTACGAAGAGTTGGCATTCGGGCCAGCCGAGAATGTGAGACTTGGAGATATGCTTAAAGTGACTAGAGCTGCTACGTCTCACGGGTATATGAGTGGCTATAAGGGAGGAGACTATGGTATATATCCTAGTACACTGTGCAACATAGCTCATTATGGAATGAGTGGGTATGACGGTGAGCATGGGTTAGGTTTCAATGTAGATGGACTGTCTCGAGCGAGATTCTGTAAAATGCTTGGGTTGGAAGTTAAATATGTAGACTATAGCCCACAGGAAGCCTTCAGTCTCGTTTCAAAAAAAGAATGGGATATGGCTAAACTCAAGGCATGGTTCAACGCACACTGCACTAGGATACATGATCTGACACTAGAGCGTTGGTGTTCAAAAGAAATGGCTGAAGAGTTCATGCGGCGTGACGATATGATACTTCAGAAAGCGAGAGATCTGGCGTTAGCCATCAATACTGTTGCTGATTTAGCAAATCAATTGGCAGACACTGAAAAACTAGAAAAATTCCCTGGAGATCCTAGATAAGATGAGAACAATTAAGTTCAGGGTTTACATTAAGCATTGTAGCAAGTTGTTTGGAGATGATGGATTAGTATATCCAAAAGAAGGCACGTTGCATGCTTACATTCGTAATTGGGAGAAAGATCTTTACAAAGAAGCTATCTTTCAACAATTCACAGGTTTAAAAGATAAGAAAGGTAACGAAATCTATGAAGGCGATCTCTTGCTAGTCGAGGGCTATGGTGATACATATGAAGTACAGTACGTTATCGACAGCGAGGGCACAGGCTTTAGGCTCGTAAGTACCCTAGACAAAGATTGGGCGATAGGTTTGAGTAGTGAACACACTTACACTGTCATCGGCAATATTTTTGAAAAGGATAAGTTATGTGTGTAGAAATCTATAATACCGACACAAGACAAACTATCGAATCTCCTAAAGAGCTAGCAGAAATATTCTCTGTAAAAGTAGAAGATCTGCCTCTTGCCGAAGGATACAGTGATGTTTCCCCTAACGCTTGCTTGTGCCAGGTAGATATTGAGCAAGCGTGTAAACATGCAGGTTATGATTGCAAAACAGATGATTTTTTCGACGTATACATAAGAAAGAAAAATGAAAAAGAATAAATCAGAGAAACAGCAACTTATGAAGGTGGGGCCAACGGTTGTCCTTAATAAACTGAACGGGAAAATTGACAACCTAATCGGTGTGTTTCAGGCATATAAACTCTCTGGTTGGACAGATGTATTTTTTGGTAGCGACTACGAGTTTGAATTGACTCAGCACCGAGAAGAGACAGATGACGAATATGAGAAACGGGTAGCTGAAGAAGAGAAGCACGAAAAGCTGAAGCGTGAAAAAGAAAAGCAAAGAAGAATTAAAGCTAAAACAGAGCGCAAAGCTCTCTATGAAAAGTTGAAGAAAGAGTTCGAAAAATGAACAAAAACAAAAAGCCGACACTGCGACAAAAGGTTGAGATGTATGAAAGGTTTCTGCATCAAATCAACCTATTCATGATCTGTAGCAGTGATGCAGGGATCAAAGCATTGCTGAAAAACGCAGACAATTGGAGCTATGCTCACCGTTGCGGAGACGGCGAGCTCTCTGAAAAAGAGATTGAGAAAAACATAAACAAACACTTCTGGAATCTACTAGAGGTTCCAGCAACCACAAAAGACATCACTAGACCTTATGGAAAGCACTGAAACAAAGACTGACACCGTACCTAAACTCACGAGAGAGCAAGGGCTTATCATTACAGGATACACAGGAGTACTCGCCTGCGACTTTGCAGACTTTCACGAGGATGTAGAGAAGCGGCTAGGTCGACCAATATTTACTCATGAGTTTGCATCAAAAGAATTAAGAGAAGAAATACACGAAGCATATCAAAAAGACTTCGTAGCGCTGGTAGTTTAACCTTTAACAAAATAAATAATATGCACGACACATTTGAAGTTATTGCGGGATGTATCTTTGGAGCAATCGTTGGAATTGTGCTGGGGCTAGCCATAGGAGAAGGCCACTGTAAGGTTATCCACAGTGAAGCTATAGACGCAGGAGCTGCCCATTACGAGGCAGATAGTAATGGGAGACCTATCTTTAAATGGAATAACGGAATGCGCTCAAGCTATCAAAACTAAACAGTATGACGACAAATACGACAACAAAGAAAGAATGGTTCGTAGAGGTTAGCGAAGGCCTTGATCGCAAGGATGTATGGTGCGACACCTATTATGAAACAGAAGAAGAGGCTTTGCGTGTAGCCAGGAAACTTCAGAAGAACATCACCAACAACTATACACTCATCAGTGTGGTTGCTAGAGAGACAACCACTAAACTTGAAGTAATTGAAGTGCTCGCGGTAATTCACGACTATGAATAATGTAATCGACGAACTAACACTTGATGCGTCAAAGATCTACGACGCATTTCTCTCTGCAGTGGCTCTTCCTGACTTCTATAGCAAAGAAGCAGTTCAGCTAGTGATTAATACTCTGCAGCGGGATTTGGCCAAAGACCCTTTCGGTGGGGAGATAACCAATCAATACATCAAATATCTAGAAACATTAATATGCTCACGCTAACAACATTACCAAAAGCAACGGCTCAAGAAGTCTTTGATCATGTGGCAAAGCACCTATTAACACAAGGAGCCAAAAGTCTATCTCGGCAGGGTAACTGTGCTTATTACGGAGAGGGAGGACTTAGATGTGCGGCGGGTTGTCTTATCAGTGAAGATGAGTACTTTATGGAGATGGAAGACACTTGCTGGGATGACTTGATTCATGAAGCTGACGTTACTCCCAAGCATTCGCTACTCATTGGAGCGCTTCAAGACATTCACGATGTCGACCCTGTAGAGGAATGGCGATCAAGACTAGGTACTCTGGCAGCGTTACACAACCTATCCACAGACGTGTTAGGTCAAAATTATGGAGATTAAAATAATGCCGTTGCATGCCCACTTGCAAGAAAGGCTTGATGAGGCTATGCACGAGATCGTTGGAAGTTTAACAGTGGCTTATACTGGGAAAACAGTAAGCCATAAAGACAACCCTGATTATCGTATTAGTGTAGACGAAGTGACGATGTGGGTGTATGTGGATAAATTTCTACACACAACACAAAAGATCACTTTCTGGGAGCACGACAAAGAACAACAACCAGCAGGACTCCTGACAGGGTCTATTATGCTAGAATCTCTCGGAGATCTAACAAACATAATTGTTCATGGAAGCTGAAAGAATACCAAAGGAAGGGTTAGAAATACTAGATAGCCTCAAAACCTACCTAGAAGATCAGAAGCAAATCAAAGAAGAGCTAGCACATATAAAAAGGCCTTTTAGCGTGCCTGAGATATGGAGACAATATCTCAGTAGAAACTTCAACGCAGAACTACTACTACAACATTGCCTCGTACACCTACACATATGAAAGTTATTTTCAGCAACCTTAAAGAATACGAACAGAGGTTCCAGATTAAGTTTCTAAAGCCAAAGATCAGCAAGCACACGAATGGATTCATATCTGTGCAACTAGATTGGACGAATGCTGGTAACGCCGAGTTCTTTAAATTTAAGCGTGTTGACATAGCGCACTCGAGCTATGGCGGGTATGTTGCCCCCGTTAAACGCAAAAACTATAACGTTGTAACAGCCTCTTTTGAGTTTCCTGAGCTAGAGAAGCTGATTGAAGAGACGAACAAATCTAAAGAGCAATACATCACTCCGTGGATTAGTATCTCACTCACAACAGCAAAAAAGAATGCTTTTAAAGAAGGTTATGAGTACAACTACGAGTTTTTCAACAACACAAAATATGGCCTGATTTGTTGGTTTACTCCTAAAAATTGGGAAGATTGGCGCAACACAACTAAACTGTAGTTATGGAAAACGAGCTAGATTTGGCGATTGATATTGTGTTATTCACTACACTTTTTGTGGTTTCGTTTATTACAGTGTTCTTGAGCTGTATAGCTGGAGCCGTGTTTGGTGAATTTATATGTGAGCGTTTTCTTTAAACCGATATGGAAACACAATCAAATAAATTAAGAGATAAGGAAGACTATTACGTAGTCAGACTTACCGACCTCTCACAAGAACAATGGACTTACAGTGATAGCTACAGCAGACCTGCCAGGTACTATTCTAGAAAAGATGCTGAGAGCAAAATCAAAGAGCTTTTTAGGCTAGAATATCCAATAAGCGTAGCAGTTATTCTACACGTCACAGAGGAAGAAGTTGGTATATTTACATATGGAACAATACAAAATTAACCTATTAAAGCTGGTAGCAGCTAACGATCTGCAATCAGACATTCTTTGGAATCAAGACTTGGATTTTTATGTACTCTGTAATGACCTATTCTTTTGGGGTTGCGCAGACGCTGAAGATATTGAAAGTCAGGAAGACGTAGATTTATTCGAGAAGTCTATTAAAGATGTTGGGACTTTTGACGCCTGGGCAAGTTATTTGTTCTGCGCAAGAAAGCGAAAAATGCGTCCGCAAGGAGCATCTTATCCAACTTATCCAACTACAGCGCAATCTCTTTGGCCTTTGTTCGATGCTTGTGGACCAGAAAGAGAAATAACTGCAGGTAATCCTAGACCTCGACCAACAGAATAAATATGAAAACAGAAACCAAAAGCTTCAAGCTATCTGACAAAATTAAAGCCGACCCTCTTAGCTTCAAGTATGTCGTATACGAAATAAACGACGGACACGTCAGCTTACACTCGTCTCTAGAGGATTGTCAAAAATACATATCTGATAATTATGAGATTCAAGATATAGAGAGCAATATTGTTGTGTTTGAAACCTTGAAGATGTTTAGACCTGTTATGAAGAAAATAGAGTTTGAGGAAGCTAAAACCTCCCAGCTAGCAAATTTCTTCAGTAACGGTAACGAGCTGTAAGTATGGAAATCAACGTAAGCGCTAACCAGGCTAGCGCAGAGATCACAGTCAGAGGAGACAGCTGCTCTCTAACTCTGGAAACATCATGTGTCAAAGAACGTTTAGAGTGGAGCCGAGCTCTAATAAGTGCTGCAGATGACGTGCTTAACATGTATCCGGTGACAGAACACGAAGTTATCGCCTCAGTACAGGCTAAGCTTCTTGACTGTATGGATGAACTGCGCAGCATTCAAAATAACGTCAGATTAATCAAATACCCCTAATGAAAATAAAGCTAGAGACTATAAAGTTTGAAGCATACCCAATGGGTCAGCTTTTCCCTGAAGAGTGGAGAACTTGGATATTTGACCTGATTAGCGACGACGCGCCCTTCAGTTGGGGCGATAACGACCATACCCTAATTAGTGTGGATAGGTTTAAATCCTGGTTTGACGAAGTGATGTCTTCACTAGACTCGGATGAGACTGCACTAAGATATCAAGTAGATGAAAAACTCGCAGAGCTCGAACAACGTGGAGCATATATAGAATTAGAAAGTTAATGAAAAAGATAACTCTACAGGAAGCTTTCAGGCTTCTCGAACAAAAGGCAGAAGTACTCAGGGTCGATAATGGAATAATATTGTGCCCATTGCTAGACGGCTTAACCGGAGAAGATGAACACGAGTTTATGTATTTGGGGTGGGCTGATGGCGGAAATGAGTACTGTCTCAAGTTCCGTGAAGAAAATAATAGAGAGGTAGAAATACATGGAGATGCTATGTTTCTATACGACACAGACGACGATATTGTGAAAATCGAATTGTTGGCACCTGTACAGATTGAAGAATACCTGGTTAAAAAAGAGGGTAAATCAGTCAAGATGAGTGACGAGTACAAGAAATGGTTAAAAGAAGATGAGATCAAACCTGGACAGGTATGGACCAGCTGTGACGGAGCAGGGATTGAAGTGGTTGTTATCAGCTCTAAGAATGATATGGTCGAATACGCTTGGATAGAAAACGACAAAGCAAAGAAACACAGCAAGAGTGTGTTCAGCTTCCAGGTTCGTTACTATCTCAAGCAATCTATGCAAAAGCAGCCGGAAAACAAACACGCATTTGCGGGACAATTAATAGTTGATGAAGACGGTAACGAATACACCATTAAAATAGATGGAACCGGTGTGGATTGGTACTCGCCGGAGACTATGAGTGCGATAGCTAACGACGATAACCTTTTGAAAAAATACATAGCCGTCAAGCAAGCACAAAGCAAAGTATGAAATACTTTCCGTCAACAGGGCTAGGATGGAGTGCCTCAAAGATAAACTTCGTAGATGAAAATAACCTTGTAGTAGGTTTTGACTATGGGTCTAACTGCTGTGAAGATTTTGGTTGGCTCATCAGCACTAATCCTGCTCCGCCAGCCGAGTGTGTGGTGGGATTAGAAGAGAGCAGCACAACAGTGCATATAAACAAAGAACTAGAAGGCTGGGTATTTGACCCAAAGTTCTTTCTCGAATTGCGAGAAGATAAAAAAATGAGCGAAGAGAATTACGCTGTGTTCAGGATGATTAAGAAAAACCAGGAGCGCTATCTACATCTCTATAACAAACACAACGGCTACTATAGCCACGGGTTTAGTTTTAACAAGGGCGACAAGGAAATTAAGTCAGGATATTTATAAGTCATGGGAAAATCAAACTATAAACTAACAGACGAGCAGAAGAAGCAATTAGATATTCTTGCTAAGGAAATAATTGAAGACCTTGATGGTAAGTTGATGGGCGATGTGGGTGGAGTTCTAGACCCTTATGATGCTCCTGAAGGTGTATTCAATAACAACAAATTTACCGCGATCGTTTGGTATATCGGAGAAAAATTAGCAGCCTACTAACCATGAAAAAATTATATCAAGTGACATATCATACGGTCATTTACGCCGAAGAAGAAATGGTAGAAGATATCGCCCGAGCCTGCACAGACCAAGGTTTGTTTATTCAGAAAGGATCTATTTATGAAATTAACAATGAGTTCGAGCTTCCGCCAGAGTGGAGTATTACGAACTATCCAGTGATTGATGAAGACGGCGATTTAGCTGAAGATGACCTGGGTACACTCATTGATAAAATCGCATATCAGGCTCCTACAATAGAAAAGATCAATAAACTGAAAAAGGAAATTGAGGTACTTGAAAACCAACTAAAAAACTATAAACCATGAATAAACTATATCTAGCAAAAATGTGGGTCGTTCTCGAAAGCGATTCTCTGAAGAAGCTGAAAAGTGATCTGGGAAGCTGTACACCTAACTGTATGGTATTGGTCAAAGATTCCATGACAGAGCTCAAGAATATCCAGCAACTTCCAGAAGGTATAACAGAAGATAATTACTATAGTCTTCTTGATAGCTGGGGAGGAATGGATGATAGTGGCCTCACTATCGGAGAGTGGTTCGAAGAAAATAGCCCCGAGAAGCTCAAGAAAGAAAAGCAGCAAGAGCTTAAAGAGATGGAGAAAGAGATGGCTAAGCTTAAGAAAGAAATCGCTAGCCTCGGATAATGTGAGCGACAACACTCGCCTCAGACTAATCGCTATCGGGCTGCTCCTAGTATCTATGGGAGCAGCCCTTCACATATACGAACAAAAATTAACATGGAAAATTCAAACGAACAAGCAGACACTAAAAAACGCGGTACTCTCACTAGCGAAAATGGAGAAAATTGGAAGGTTGAAGAAGTAGAAATAGTAAACGAAATGGATGCTTCGGTAGAGGAAATGGTGGATAAGCTGGGCGAAGATACTTGGGAAAACCAGGTGATGGATGTGCTAGATGACTTTAAATCAAATGATTGTGTAGATAAACTTAAAGTTTTACCAGAAATGTCAGAAGAAGACCTCTTCAAAGCATTCGACAAAATTTTCGCAAACATTCTCGGAAAGCTTCCACCAAAACGCGATTAAGAAGAACTAACTGAACTGTCAACTATCGGTTGACGGTTGGAGATCACTGAGCGATCAAACAAAAATAATATGGTTACACAAATATATTCTGTCTGGTACAGCAGCCAAGAAGAAGAAGGAAGAATATACAGCAACAACAAAACTACGCTAGAAGAAGCTAGGGCAGACGCTCAGGAAGTTTTACGGTTTCCTAGAGTACAAAAAGCATGGATCAAAAAGACAGAGCATTCTACTGTCGAAACAATCTGTGCTCCTCTAGACCCTTTGGGATCTGTAGATGGGATGAATGATGAAGAAACTGAGGCTTGTCTGCGTAGACTTCAAAAGTTAGTTCTAGATATTCTTGGAGAATTGCCTGCAGGGTACCTTAAAAACCACACACTCGACAGTCTTCCTGGAACTATACAGCACTATATCTGTGAGTTATCAGCGCAGACAACAAGAAGAAAAGAGCTTCAAGAAGAGATGCTTCGACTTACAGAAGAGAAACAGAAACGAGAAGCTCTTGAAGAAGAGACTACCCGCCTGCGTAAAGTGATCTGTAAGATTGCAGAAAATCTGGGTAATGGTAGCGCTATATCAGAGAAAGCTAGCATTGAGTTCATTGAACAATTGCCTGGTGAAGTAAAGCTTGTGGTAGACGGGTTGAATTCGGCTATGAATACCGCGAAAAAGAACTATAGCGACTGGGTCGCTGTGAGCGCTGCAAAAAAATATAACACACTAAAATGAGCGACATAGACACTGATTGCACACCTGAAGTGGTCTGCCCATATTGCGGAGCAGAAGGAGAAGACAGCTGGGACCTTGGTATTGTGAGCGCCAAAGGTTCCACGCAAGAGGATAGTGGAGAAACTGAATGTGCTGAATGCGATAAAACCTTCAGCTGGTCTAGAGAAGTTAGGGTAGACTACACAACAAGAAAAATCGAAGAATCTAAGGAATGATCACACTAGCAACATTAGAACAAGCCACAGCACAGGAAGTGTTTGACCAGGTGGCAGCACATATGCTCACTCAGAAACAGAGAAGTATGATCAATCATGATGTTTGTGCCTATCGAGGGGACGGTGGACTCAAATGCGCTGCAGGATGCTTGATGAGTGACGAAGAAGCGAAGTTTGTGTCATCTCAGGGGATGAATACTACTCCTTGGTCAACCTTGATTAGTCAAGGAGTTGTGCTTAGTAATAAGCATAGCAGACTCATATCAGAATTGCAGGGTATTCACGACAATTCACAGTATTATCCAGAAGAAGATTGGATAGTTAGATTGAAGAACATTGCAGAGCTAAGAAACCTTAACAGTACAATAATTGACCAATTTGAAAACAAATGATCACACTAGCAACACTAGAGCAAGCAACCGCACAAGAGGTATTTGACCAGGTTGCAGAGCACTTACTAAAACAAGGTAAAAGGTGTCAGGATAGCGATAATAAATTCTGCGTATACAGAAATGACGAAGGACTAAAATGCGCTGCAGGATGTCTCATCGGTGATGATGAGTATAACTTCAGCCTAGAGAGCAATACGTGGTTTGATTTGACTAGGTTTAAGAAAGTGCCAAAGACGCACGATCATTTAATAAGAGAACTGCAGAAGATCCACGACGAATACGATGTTTTTCAATGGCGGGAAGAGCTTGCCACGATTGCTCAACTATTTCAGCTAGATTGTGCAGTTATAGACTCTTAAATTATGACTGAAGAAGAATTCGCAGCCAAGCTGCAAGAGGATCTTGCTAGCTTTGTAGGTAAACAGATTAACCCAGAGGTATATAGTCATATATGCCAAGCGCTCGAGGAAGGTTGTGAGCGGTTTTTGATAAAGCAAAAAATGCAACAAGCGCAGAAGGCTTTCGAAGATTACTTGACTAACCCAACAGTCTACTTGCCTACCGAGTTTGGAGAGCTGAAAGTCACCGAGGTAATTTGTGACGAGAGAAACAACGACCCTCTGCTAAAGGACAATATATTGCATATAGATATTGTAGGCACAGTCAAACCTGCGATATCTGCCGAGCATATAAATATCACGTTTACAGTAACTCCCCCTGATGAAACACAAAATAACTAAGCAAGATTACTATTACGAATGTGGAGATCGTTGCTGTAGCTGGAACGCGACAAAGTGGAAGCTTGACGGTAAAGAAGTGTATGATGGCTCTGATGATGATATGGCCTTAATCCTCATTCTTGAGGCTCTCGGCATAGATGCAACAATCTCAGGGTTAGATGAAGAAAACGACGAAATTTGGGAACTACCTTAAATATGACACAAAATACAACAGAAGAAATGGGAACACACAAATACGAGGTGCAACGCTACGCATGTAATGAAACACTTCATTTTTGGTGGACCACAATGGCCACTTTTGACACGTTTGAAGGAGCTTCAGAGTATCTAGATAGTCAACGAGACTACAGCCATACAAAGCTGAGGATAGTAGCTCACTTCAAAGAAGTTGTTAGATATGTAGACTGCACTCCAAAAAACACAGTCTATTTAAAGGATGGGTGCGCAGTAAAGATCAGCTCTGAATACACAAGAGATCTACCAAAAAAGTCTAGCGAACAAAAAGCAAAAGACCTTGAACTAGAGCTGAAAGAAAAGATGAAAGTCTGCAACGACATGATTGGAGACCTTCAAAATAAGATTCTTGTGCTAGAAAAAGAGAACAAGGATCTAACCAACCAGCTGATACTATCAAACAGAGCACTATTGAGTGAAGTACTTAAAAACAATGGACAATAAAATAACTAAATACGGTTACAGACATCCTGAGACGAAACAATGGCTGTATTGGGACTACAGCTATATAACTAGATCCTCAGGAGAACGTGAGCGCTTTATAGATGATGTGGGGTATGTAGCCTTGCATGACGCTATCTTGTACCACAGCAGAAACATTATCGAAGAAGACTTCGACGAGGTTAGGCGTGAATATCCAGAGCTTACAGAAGGATTCGAAATTATAAAGGTAAATATCACCTTTGAAGCGTTGGAAGATTTCGAAAACGTAGAAATTAAAGCCACCTATACCTATGCTGATTAATGAAATTGAAGGAGTGATAGCTCCTAGAGACTTGCTTGAGAACTATGTAGGTATCTGTAGAGATTGTAACGATCCGGTGCTTCATTACCTTGCAAACGAACAACTGGTAGCTGCAAGACCAGAAGCTGCTCAACATGACTACTGGTGTGCCTGCAGTAATAGTGAGTGTGAGAACCATGAGGGTGAAGGCTATCTCCAGGATTACCCTACATGGTACCTTGAGCTTTCTGCTATGCAGCCGAAGTGCTTAAAGTGTCGGACGTGTCTGGTGTACTATGATGGATTTCGTTGTGAGTGTGAAACTGTCGATCCTAGGTACGACTGGGTATTTCCTAAAGCCCTAGGACTAGAAAGAGAAAAAACAGCAGCGCAAATACTTAAAGCAACCCTCTCAAAAGAGCAAATGGAAGCGGTTAATTTAGTTATAGACGAAGCTGTTGAGAGTCTTCGAAAGCAGCTCAAAGCAGCATTCAATATAGAAAAATAAATGAAAAAAGTACTATTCAACAATAAAGAAGAACATTGGGCCTGGGTGTGGAAAAACTACATCAGCCTGTATGGTAAGATTAACGAAGAGGGTCACTGGGAAGAAGCGAGTATCTGGGAAGAGGAAGATCTTCCTAAGTTAAAGCCGTTCTTTAAATGGAATGATGAGCGTAAAGGGGCTCCGGGAAATATGCCTCCTGAAGTACGTGAAAGCTTCGATTTTTACATGACAAAGCATGAGGAAGCAGGAGAAAAGAAAGACCGCAAGGATGTATGTGGTGAAGTCTAGCAAGATAAGCTAGTAGAAATACTAGGGTTTATGCCTATTGAAGAAGAATGTGAAGAAGAAGACGGAGTAGAATATCTTCACAACCCAGCATACTCAGCAGATAGTGTTTTAGAGTTAAATGAAGACTATGAAATCAGTTATCCGTGTGTAATGGTATATTACCTAGACACCAGCTGGGATAGGGCTGGTGGGCAAGTAACCATGACATTCGTAGACTTCGTATCACTGAAAGAATTCAACCAGCAAAACTAAAATGAAAACTAACGTATACTATCGAGTAGAGATTCAGAAGCCTGCAGCTGCACGCAACTCAGTCATCTGGGAAGACTCTGGGCATAGAGTCAGTTGCGAGGAAATTGCAATCGAGGAAGCCGAGAGGCAACTTAAACGCAAGTCTATTGACGTCTTGAAAGCTAGGGTAATTCAAGTTTGCGAGGAAGAGACTTTTGTTCTAGAGCAACCAGTACTATTAAGTCGTCAGCAGTTAAATCAACTGCTTAGGGACTTTCCCTTCCTCGTCGAAACTAAAAAAGACGGGCTAAATAAATATTACATGATTACAAGCATCGCGACAGATGCGAGAGCCGCTCTTGATACCTACGAGTATGTAGAGTTTGGTAAACCTGACCGCCTTGTTTTCGGTTCTGGAGGGGCAGCTATCGTTGGGGATAAACTGAGGATCATATATGGCGCTCGCTATGTAGACTACAAAGTCTATAGTAAAACAGACCTTAAAAAGCAATTGAACCTACCTGAATAAACATGGAAAAGAAATTCTGTGTAGAGTATTTTTTCGAAGGCTCTTGGAAGCTCTGGGCAAGATACGCTACTTTTGAAAAAGCTGAGGAAGGGCTAAACCGGATACAGAAGGACCATCCAAAGTACCGTTGGGTTATCTCTGAAGATTTTCAAGCATATCGCACTATACTGAAGACTGTACGACCGGAAGCAACAAAAGAAGACAAAACCATGAAGATAGAAACATACGATTTAGAGTATTTTCGCAATGCTGATGATGACTGGTGTAAGTATTGCGACTTCTACACTCTCGAGGAAGCTGAGCTACGGTTGGAAAAGTGCCTGCAGGAGCTATCCCCTAGACCTTGGAGAATCAGGAAACAAGTTAGAGAAACCTCAGTAGTAAAAAGCGTAGACAGTCCTCAGCTTCTAGCTCGAGAGAAATTGATTGCCCTACTAGATAAAGATCCTAAGTTTTTCTGCGCAGAACATAATTTTTATCATTTAAACTGGCACAGCAATGAAAAGGGGGAGTTTGAATTGCGTAGTAAAAAGAAAGCGGTTCACTTCACACCAGAAATACTAAATGTTCGCTATTGCGATGTATGGCATTTTGGTGATGGGGTGCGATTACAAACCAAGACCGGAACCGTGTTGGAATTCAAAGTGTTTCTTAAAACAGACGTAAGCAAAATCTAAACATGAACAAGTCAAGATACAGCGTACAATACAGAGATACGGACGGGAGCACATACTATGAGATGTGCCAATACAACAGTCAGAAAGAGGCAGAAAAAGGTCTTGAGGAGGCGATGGAGTCGTCAGGATACATGCGATACACTCACTGGCGTATCGAGAGACATGATATTACTATTGTAGATGAAAGAATTGTGCATACTCCAATCGACGAAGATAAGCTACTTGAATTGCTACAGGTGGATAATTTATTTCTACACGGCAATACCGCCTATCGGTTAGAAAGCATTAACCTCTTTAGAAAGGAATTTACACTACGTAACTATACAGGTTGTATAGACTTTAAATTCAAGTGTGTGCGAATGGTTAACGGAGAACTAAAAGCAGAAGATAGACAATACGGAAGCACTTACAGTTTTAAGGTATTCCGCCCAGTAGAAAAAATCTAAATATGAAAACTACAAACTACACTGTTGAATGTCAGGAATATGACGGAGCTTCTTGGTATCGTTACGACAGTTATGATACTCTCGCAGCCGCCGAAGCAGCTATGAACAAGAAGGTACGTGAGACAGCTAATGTGTACGCAGCTCGTGTGATTGAGACTACTCTTACGAAAGTTGAGATACGTAAGCAGGTAAAACAGAAACCTATTGATCCTAAGCGGCTCAAAGAGCTCCTGGTGCGCGATCCTGTATTCACAGACGGCAGCGAATATATTTGGAGACTCAGCTATATGGATTACGCAAACAAGGTGTTTAAGCTGATACGCTGTGGAGGAGATATGGTTGCTGCCTTTGGAGATACGTATCTTGATGGAGATTGGCTTGTAGTAAACGACGGAGCTGCAAACACACGCAGATTCCTTGTATACATGAAGCAGAAGTTTACCGAATAATTATGGCAACACGATCACTAATCGCAATTAAAAATCCTGACGATACCTACGACGCTGTGTATTGTCACTTTGACGGATATCCTGAGGATCCTGGTGTAGGATATAAGCTAAAAAAACACTACACTTCAGAGGAAAAGATCAGAGAGCTCATCAATGGAGGAGCTATGAGTAGTCTAGGCGCAGAGGTAAAAGATTGTGAGTTCTATACCAAGAGCGGAGAAGAATTAAAAGTACACAGAAGCAAGACTCTAACAGAACTTAAAAAGCACGCTGAAAAGGTATGGTGTGAATACGTCTATACTTTCAACCACAGCAAATGGACACATATAGAAGTATGAAATCATCCGACAAAGTATTAATAAGCGCCCTAGAGATTCTAGGGCGCGATATCGACTCAGAAGACGGTGTGGCTAACAGTGTAATCTACGAGGCAGCAAATAGGTTGCAGGAGCTCGTTACTGGTATCGAGGAAGTCTTGGAAGAGAACCGTAATCTTGCAGACGGAGACGACTGCACACTAATCAAGCTCAAGAGGCTTGTACGTAACCAGAAAAAGCTAAACGACCTCGTATGAGTGATCTTAGAACACGTATCGACGAATGGGTGGAAGAAACACACCACGACCAAGAAATACTGTTGGCTGATGGGTTTGAAGAGGCATTTATCGGGATAGCCTATCAGTTTGATAAAGCTATTGCTATGTTCGATAGAGCTAAGTGTATCGAGATTCTTATGAGAGAAATGACACACGAAGAAGCTGAAGAATACTTCCAATTTAATGTAGAAGGTGCTTATGTAGGACCCAACACACCTGCGTTCTTGCAGAGATTTGAACCATGAAAGACTTCAACGACATCAGAAATAAGTACCCTAAACTATTTGAGGGTACCAGCGAGCTCGAACCTTTCAATCTGTTCGGTTTTGAGTGCAACACGGGTTGGTATGATATTATAGACAAGCTGTGTTATATGCTTTACCGCGACTATAGACGCGGATCTCAAGAGCTTGAGAGGTTAAAACAAAACCTAGAAAATTTCAAAGGTTATGTTGCAAGGCAAAGGGTGTATGGTAATACCGAAACAGAAGACACACTTAGATTGAAACTCGAAAGTTCTATAGCTGGGCTTTCTGCCGAAGTAGAGGAGCAGTTAAAGAGCTTGCCTAGATTTACACAAGTAAAAGAAAAATATGGAACTTTGCGAGTGTATATGGACAATACCTCAAGTTCTGATAACGAGCTAATCACATACGCAGAGCTCATGAGTGAGTGTACCTGTGAAGAATGTGGAAACAGCGGCAGAACATATATGCTGGGTTGGCATAAAACACTGTGTGTTCAGCATGCAGTGGCCCGTTATGGTGAGAAAGAAGTAACCGAGTATAAAAATAATGAGTAAATTAACAAAAGAAAACATTGCAGAAATTAGACACGCTCGTGAAGTTATATCTACACTGCAGAGAATGCAGGACAAAATCTACGATCAACTTATTAAAGATATTGGGTTTGATGTGTATGAAAAAGAAAATAGCTCCAGCCCTGAAGCCTGGTTGTTCGATATCGTATTCAACAAAAATATTGATGACCTCAGTAAGTGTATTGAAACCCTTAAAGAAAAAATAGAACAATATAGCTTAAACTAGTATGAAAAAGATTATTTTACTATTATCGTTGTCGGTGGTGATTGCATCCATGTACGAACTGGCTGGAGCAAAAGATAAAGCGCCACAGATTAAAGAGACAGTTAAGGACCGCAATATCATTACAACAACCATTTCTTGGTGTCCTATAGTAGGGACAGCTAGAGCAGCAGAACAGGGTTTTCCGGTGCTTAAAGATGAAAATGGTGTTGAAATATACCATCACTGCGAGAAATGCTCTATCGGTGTTTTAACACTGCACGACGACGGAAAAACTAAATGCACCTATTGCGGCAACGAATAGTATGACTACAGAGCAAAATGGTGTAGCTGCTGCGCTGGCTCGGCACTATAAAATTAAAAAGCAAATAGCGCAGGATGAGCTTAAAGCAGGTACAGAAGATGAAAAGTCTCCAATAACTACGTTAAACCTTAACAAGTTTAACGAGCACCACCATCGAACTCTGGTTATAGGTTCAACCAGGTCAACAGTCTCGATAGGTAAAACAATACTGTTTAAAACGTTTAGTAAAACTGATTTTTACAGCGAGGCTGTGAATCTACTTAAAAATTACTCAGCAGATGTAGTTGTTTTCTATTCTGGAGGGCAGCTCATGTGCGTAAGCTTGGGTGACTTTTATGAAGGCTTGGGTGGTGTTTTTGTGCGTGCAGATATGGACCAAAAGACTGGTTATGTAATCGAACCGTTCATGAATTACCTAGAGTACTTTCATCCTGTGTACGTAGATTTATAAGCTTAAAATTGGTATAATATATTGAATAGTATTAAAGAGGGTTTAGCCGCCATGATGAGTGTCATGGCGGTTTCTTCTTTATACTATAAGCTAAGTTCTAGATAACAAAGATATGCACGACCAAATTGAATCCTCAGTAGTTCTGCCAGACGACGCTAGTGCGCAAGAAGTAATCATCTATAGCCTCACGCAGACAGTGATGGCTCGGGCAGCCGAAGCCCGTGAAGGGGTCGATATCCACCGGTTCCCGAACCGTATTAAGAAAAAAGACTGTTTTGTGCAGCACAGAGAAGATGATTACATAGTTTCTTCTTCAAAGCAGTTAATTGAACTGGTCAAGGACAGCCCTGAGATTATTCATGAGTCTGCTTACCATGGGGCTGACCATGAGTACGTATATGTACTCAGGGTGATGTTGAGTGACTCTTATATATGTAGAGTTAGCAACATTATGCTCAAGGACGTGCCTGAGCGTTACTATAATATAGCCTACGGCAGCCGTGGGGACGGGTTAGTGGTAAAGAGCTTCAAGAACAGACAAGAAGGCCGACCAAACGTCTTAAAGATGCTTTGCGTTGACCTACCTCCTGTCTGGACTGATCGAGGCGAGGATGAGATTCCTCAAGACCAGTACGCGAAGTACCATTGCGTAAGCGTAAAAATCAGGAGAGACAATATGTATTTCCTTGGCTGGGTGCCTGGGATAGACACACAAACACAGCCCTGTGCAGAACTGGGAGATATGTTTGTTTCTCTTGGAGACAGGGACTGGCAAGAAAAGCAGCCGCCAATCAGAAAAAAACTGACTTTCGGTCAGTTTAAACGTTAAACATATTTAAAAAGCCTGCGGGTCCAACCCCTGCAGGCTTCAAACAATGAAAGCTAAAATTTTGACAGGTGTGACTGCAAGTATTGCCAGCCTTGGTATAGTTGCAGTAGCAACCCGCAGCAATGTGCTTGCTGTGGGTTATATTGTCATAAGCGTTTGTTTATTGGTCGCGGTAAGCATTGGAGGCATTCTTGAAGTACGAGCAAAAAAACAAAGAGTCAAAAACATCTCCGTTGTCAATTGTAGAGTACAACAAAGAAGTAAACAGGTGCAAGTTAGGTTTAAAGATAATCAAAAAAATAGTTGATGAATATAGTGCAAATAAACCTTTTTATGATGACTTCGTCAGGTTTAATTGCCAGAACAGAACAAGTGTTGAAATACCTAGCGAGATTGTAACGTTTGGAAATCCTCCGAGCACAGCACTGAAAGCTATAGACGAAGCGTATGCGAGGCTCAAAGGGTTAAGTAATGACCAGATTTTTAAAGCTTTGGGTGTGCAAAAAAACAGCTTAAATCGGTGTAGTCCTGTAGAATATAAATGGTTTTTACTATACTTAAAAAAGTACGGTAAAAAGTGGGATAAGGCTAATGCAATTTCCTGTGATGAGCTCCTTGCGTAGCCATTAAAAAGGAAACTCCTCCTAACGGGGGTTTTTCCTTTTTTTTAGCTATTAGAATAGGTATAATTGAGTACATGGATGATCGCCACAAACCGCAAGGATTCAGAATACCAGAAAGTTTTTTAAACCAGTTAGGTGAGTACACACAAGGGTACATGCTTCTTGTTTGTAACGAGGCTGGTGATTTGTATATCCACGAAGCCTATGACAATGCGGTAATAAAACTCGGGCTAATTAACTTTGCAGATATGCACATATCTGCAGCGCTTACACACATGCATAATATGGCGCTTAAAGAAGAAGAATACGTCGAAAATATCCAGGACGCTTTGGAAAATCTGGATGAAGGAAAAGACGACGATGAGGATGATGAAGACGACGACAGAGGCTTTTAGTCAGGTTTAAGTACTAAGGCTGCCTCTCTGTCTCTTCTTGCTGGAAGCCCGCCCGAGCTCCACAAACGCTTCATAGATTTTATCTGTGCAGCTATTCCATTATAATCTTTTCTGGCTACGAGGTTACGTATCTCTAGCATTTCTTTCCTTGAGGGACCCTTTAAAGAAACGCCTCGGTTAAAAACAATAGATAATAATGCAGTTTGTGCTGCTGAAGAGAGCTCCTCTACCCCAGGAAAAACGGCTCTAGTTAATTTTGTAAACTTAGGAAGTATAATTTTTCTAAACACAGCTACGGCTTCTTCCCAGGGGAAAAGGATATGCTTAAGTTTTGGAACATATTCTTCAGCAGCTCTCTTTTTAAGCCCTCTACCTGCCTGTATCAGTTCTAGCTCTTTAGAGTTCGTAAGCGGCTTAAAGATATCGTTTACTTCTGTCTCTGTATAATATCCGATATCGACACCAACAAGAGCAGTAGGACCGCTACTGCTCCCAGGCCATATAAATGAGTTTCTGTACACTTTTTCATAGTAGCCTTTTCCACCTGTTTCTTCCTGTATTATAAATGCTTCTCCAGCTTCGTTGATATTCATTCTTCAACCTCCAAAGTATAGTCATCTTCCTTTTCGATAGCCACAGTCTCGGTGATATCAATTTTTTGATAACTATTTATATTTTCGGTAGAAGTTACGTTTTCTGTGCTGCTTGAGCTGTTGTATTTTAGATCTACTGCAGCCTGTCCTCCAAGATAAACCACCATGATTACAGCAAAAACTTCAATAGTTTTTGTAAATATCAACGTATAAGAAGGCAGTATGACTGGGTAGTTAATCATGCTATAGAGCAACCCCACACTAAACACAAAAAACACGGCCAGGATAATGAAACCTGAGAAGGCTAAAAAAAACTTTTTAGACGCTAAATGGTTTTTCTCAGAAAGTTTTTCTTTTAGATTTTCGGGAGTATTAGGAGGAGCAACACCCTGCTGTAAAAAAGAGGCTGCTGTTTTAGCTATTGTCTGAAGCTGATTTAGCATATTAAAAGTATAGATATATTGCTAAATAACCTAAAGCAAACCCGGCCACAGGAGCTACAAACCCTAGCAATCTGAGTTGAGGTAACGCGGATGCTCCAAGAGAACCAAGAAAACTGTTATTAAGCTTGAATACAAGTATAGCTAGCATTGTTCCAAATAAACAACCTAGAATATTTTTAATTCTGTTGTAGCTGCTCGATACTTTGGCTCTGAGCGCCTTTTCTTGATCTAATTGCGCACGTATAGTTTCTGTTTCTGCGGAAGCTTCAATTGCCTGCGCGTAGTAGCGTTCTTTTTCTTCTTGCTGCAATAACCCCCACGATTCCATTTCGTTAAGTGATATTTTAATTTGCTGGTTGTTTACTGCCAAGCTATCCAGCTGAACTTTAGCTTGCTGTAAATCTTTTTTAAGCTCAAACAGCTCTTCAATAATTTGCTGTTTAATCCCTGTCAAATCTAATTTTGGTTGCGCTGCAAAAGATAAGCTAGCGCAAGCTAAAAAAAGAATAACTCGTATGGTCTGCATCATAGATAATTATTGAGTTTCCAACTCATCTACAAGTCTTTGCAACCTATCGACTCTAAAGTCTGCTGAGTTTATAAGCCTACTAATATTGTTAAGTCCTTGTACAGCCCGCTCTGTGGATTTGAGTGCTTCAGGTTTAGGTGTTCTTGATGGTGCTCTAAGCTCAAGTTTGCCGCGACTGGCACAACTTGAAAACATCAAGATAAGTATGCACTTAAAGAGTTTCATCAGTCCCCTAGCGAGGTTTGGCTGCGCCGTCTTTTTGCTGGTCTACATAAGACATAAGCTTTGAGATATCTTCACGCAAAGAATCTTGCTTAGCCCTCTGCTCATTTAAGCTCCAGAGACTTCCAACCAGCTGGAAAAAAATGGCACAGAGTGAGGTGATGAGTAACCGCACAAACCAGGTTTTCATTTCCATATAGTTTTTAGCTGTTTGACGTAAAAATTCAAAATCTTTAGCCATGTCTGTGACATCTCTAACTAGATTGGTCAAATTACCTCTCAACCCATTATTGCCATCGAAGCCTATGGTAATATTTCTGTTGTCTCTAGCCATGTCTCTTATCTCAGACATAGTGGACGTAAGAGATTTGAATTGTTCCTGAGTGGTGGCTATATGCGCGTCTACTCGCACACGCATATTAGTGATCTCTGCTTCGGCTAATCTTCTACTTGATTCTAAAGAATTAACCGAAGCTGTAAGGTCCCGGAGTAAGTTTTCGTCTAACATAATTATAGTTTTGCTGGCATAAGCTTACTATAATTATACTATAATTCATGGGTTGTGTCGCTTAATAATTTCTATTTTTTCGTCTGGATCGGGGGTATCTTCGTCAGAAATATAATAGTTTAACTCTCTCGACTCGTAAGGCCCTTTGTCAGGTTCTTCCTCTTCTACGACAGGGTCTTCATTAAACACTTTTTCTTTCTTAGCTTTACCAAAAACAGATCGAACAGAGTCGTTATACACCTTGTCTACGATCCTGAGTTCGCTTGTACCGTTTTCTCCCATGTATATACCCTTTCTAGGCATAGCCAATGCGTGTTCGACGCACGTCCAACGGTTCTCTGGCACGCCAAGCATTTTTAAAGCCTCTACACGCTCTTTGGGAATTACTTTTCCACTAACAACGCAATTGTATTGTTTTTTAGCCATAATTATCCTCCTTGGGCTGCTTGTTGTTTAGCCCCTTGTAATCCTTGGGACCGAGATTGAGATGTCATTTGCTCCAGCTGGGCTTTAACCTGAGCATACATATCCTGGTCTTGAGCCTTGATCTGCTGCAGCTGGGCTCTGCGCTGAGCACCATCGAGAGGGAATAGCTGTTGCGCCATCTGTTGAGCCTGCTCAAGAGCATCTTGAGGCGTGCCTCCTCCTGATGGGACTTGACCAGGTTGTCCTGGCTGTCCTTGAGCTCCTCCTTGAGCTTGGCCTTGAAGTACCTGAAGAACGTTTTGCTGCCCTGCCTGAGCGAGCTCTTGTTTTTCTTTCTCTTCTTGCTGGATTTCTTGTGTAATGCGATCTTCTTCCATTTTCTTTCTGATCTGGTCTTCGTAATCGAAGTTGTAGAGCTTGAGAAGCTCGCTACGGGCAATGGAATTAGCTGAAACAAGCTGGCTAATAACACCCTTACGCTCAATATCGTCAGAAAACGTAATTGGAATGATTGATACCTTGGCTTTAGGTAGACCAAGGATATTACCTACAACAGTGCCTAGGTGGTTTAACAGAGTGTTGTAGTTTGAGGGTATAACACTCCAGGCATTTTCGAACATGCGCAACATTGGAGCTGCTGCCTGCTGCTGAAAAGTCATTTCAAACATCTCTACAGGAATATCTAGAGCATTTAGTATGTTTTTCTTTGCTTGATCCATCATTTCGACAGGCGCGAGCTTGGTACCTTCTCCTCCTAGCTGCTGGTAGCTCAAAGGAAATGCAAATTTATGATATGACCCCGGATCTCGTCTGTGCTCCTCAATCATTTCATCCACAGCGTTGGTCCAAACAGCACCATTCTGGTTAAGAAGAGGGTTTGCTGCTGGGTTTGAGCCATCACCCATAGAAATTACTCGGAAAGGAGCAATATCTTCAAAACAGATAACCTCGTTATATCTCTTCAAGGTTTGAAGCATAAAGAAATCCTCAAAAATAAACATACTTGGAGGAATTGCCTTACCGTCCGTCCTGATAGTGTTAGGCGTATCAAGCTTTAGATGGATAAAGTTCTTAGGATTGAACGCGAGCATCGTTTTGTTATGAATGCACTCGTAAATTATTTGTGGGGTCTTTTTACTATAGAACTTATTATTCTTGGTTGTAACCTTTTTAGCGTACTGCTGAGGAATATCCCAGAAATACTCAGACTCGCCTGTAGTTTCCTCGTAACGAATCTTGATTTCTTTAGCAGGCCAATGAACTACGTGAATCTTATCAACGTCTGTGGCAGGTTTGTCTAGGCACTTGTGCTCTCCTTTGTAGCCGCACTTCAAGCAGCCCATAGAATACTTATTCTTATGAAATTCGTAATTGAATATTTTGCTGATGTTTGTAGTCTTGTTGCAGCTAGGACAAGATAGATACCTGTTAAAGCCTTGGTTGACCGTAATAAATTCATTTCCAAAGGCTAGCATGTTCAAGCCTGCTTTAGAGCATATCTTTTTCCACTGCAGCTGCTCAAAAACCCGCGTATACTCTTGCTTGGCCTCTTCATCATCGCACTCAATAGATAGAGAAGTGATGAAATAGTTTGCGATTCTATTAAGTGCCTGCTTATAAAAACCATTACGGAACAAGAGATGCTCTGCCCACAAGAGCATACCCTCAATATTCATCGGCAAATATTGGAGCGGGATGTTATAGAACGGATTAGAGTATCTATCTCTACCGTTATCTCCTACTTTGAAGTAGGATTGAGGATCGTCAGGTGTAGTCATGCTATTCTTTCTCTGTGTTCTCTGGCTTACTGATCTTTTCTGGGCGAGCTAATTTGCTCTTGTTTGCTTCGTCGGCTACCAGGTAGCCCTCAGCGTCATAGTATTCAGCTTTCTTTGTGCTGTCATAGTCGCTTTGACTATTGCTTGTAAGCATTCCATGTTTTTCCATAGCTTATTCTTGTGATTCCTCAGGGACTTTGAACAGAATCATAAGCTTTTTAGTGTCTTGTGGCCAGTTAAAAGTAACTCCTGGATAGTAAACGGTTTCTGCTCCATGATCTGTATGCAATACGAGGTGCTCGCCAACCTTAGGCTCAAAAACAACAGCGTCTTCGTCAGAAAAAACAAGCATATAGGCCTGGTCGTGGTTAAGTATTTGCTCTACTTTTGCTTTAATTTTACCAAAATCGTTTTCAAATTGAATTGTTTTCAGCTTCACCGGTACAGGAGGGGTAGGTTCTGCTTGAAGATTTGGCCAATTTTGCTGAAACTCGGTTGTTCTTGCTGAGTTCTTTGGTTTTTTTGCTTTCTTCAACCCTGAAATTGGAATTTTTGTGCCTCCGCTCATTGTGGCAGATCTTACGATAGCTTTGTACTGCCCTTCAAGGTCTTCAGGCGAACCGAAAATAGACACCCCTGACTCAGAGAGCTTCTGCCCTGTTGAAGAATATACCGATTTGCTTGGGTCAGAGCTTCCGATCACTAGATCTCCTGTTCTGTAGATGCTATTATCTTGTTGGTTTGACATAAAGTTATTGTTGTTGTCCTGGTCTAGGCTTGTTGTATACTATATCTACCAATAGGCAATCATTTTATTATAAGCAAATGGCAAAAAGCATACAGCTAGTCAAGCAAAGCACCGTCGCTCTACCAGATATCTCGTCTTACAAGCTTGTTGTTAGTACAGCAAACGCTGAAGAAATGCCTGACAAAATATTTGTAAAGCAGCGCGTGCGTAATTTTGCAAAAAATACCATAGATGAAACTTTTGTGGCTGTGTGTACGCCCGCGCAACTAGAAGACTTTGAAGAGGATCTTCCTGGAGAAGGTTCCTCTTATTTCAGGACAAATACTATCGAGCTGATAGGTAGAACTCCTGAGTGGCTAACTACTGTGTTTGACAGCTTGATATATGAAGTAAAAAAACTTGTAGTAGACTTGACTGATCTTGAGGTTCTTGGGGCTGCGGCTATATACAATATCACTGCTCTTGACGCTGTGTTAGAGCTTTCTGAGGCCCCAACAATAGGTAGTATAGTTAGAAGCTATGAGGACGAAAGCGTAACAGTCAACTTTACAGCTGCGGTCACACCTCAAGGCAGTACGCCGTTAAACTATCAGTATAGTCTTGATGGAGGTACCACCTGGAAAGATAGAATGCCAGGAAGTTTAAATTCTCCCATAACGATAAGAGGACTCAGTAACAACACCACATATAACTTGAAGCTGAGAGCATACTTTGGAGGCAGCTTATATGGTCCTGAGTCGTCTGACTTCGTAATAAACACAGTAAATCCTGCAGCAGCCATAATAGACAATATTGTGCCCACAGCTACACAGCTTACAATCGAGTTCATATCTACCAACAAGAATATTGTTAACTACGAATACAGCCTTAATGCAGGAGCTACATGGGCTGCGAGAACTCCTGCGAGTGCAGTTTCACCTTTAGTAATCACTGGGTTAGCTAATAGTACAGCTTACGATATAAAAATACGAGGAATTGACGCTCAAGGTTACGGAGTAGCTTCAGATACCGAAACAGCGACAACGCTAGCCTCTTAAAAAAAGACTAATACGCAATAGCTTCTCTGGTAGTTATGTAAACTGTACAATTTTAAAAACAGCCAAAAATTGTACAAATATTGTACACTACCTAAGACAGACTAAAGCAACCAGTTATGCGAACTAAAAAGCAAAAAAGAGCGAAATCAAAAAAAATAAAAATGAGTGTCCCTGCTAGTGTCCTCGACAAGTGCCGAAAACTCAGAGCGGCAAAGAAAGGTGTTGCGAAGTATCTGTACGAAAACCTTTCCTATACGAGCTCTCAGGTAGCTAGTGTTTTTGAAGAGCTAAAAAAAGATATTACCCTTCAAGAAGAAGATGTGTCTACAGACAACAGTATTGAATGGGAGAGTAGCCTCAAATTCGCTGAAAAGTACATTTACAACAAGCAAGACGACAAGTATATCATGTATCTTAAGTCTGCTAATGGAAACATTGTGCTTCCAGGCGACACTGTCAGAGGAATCAAAGAGAACTATTCAAACTGGATTGGTGAAGAGCACACAATCAATCAGGTGTGCAGAAACTATCAAATTCCTAGGAACTACCTTGTAGAGATTCTTAAAGTTCTAGGCATCACTCATGACAGTGAACCTGTCACAGATGAACAGATCAAAGAGCGTGATGTAAAAGACATCGCCAAAGACATTCTTCAAAAGAAAAAGTTTAACCTCTATCAAGAGTTTCAGAAGCGTAGCTGGAAAGAAACAGAGGAAGATGCCTCTAAATGGAGAAGATTGCAGGAAGGTGTTCTAGACCCTTTCACTAATTTTATTAGCTCATGGGATCCTCCAGCTAAAGAAAAAGTAGTTTACAAAGGGGAGAAGAAAGACAATAAAACTAGAAAGTCTTTTGTTGTAGGTTTGTCTGACGTGCATTTTGGTGCAAAGTCTAACCCTAAAGACTCATACAGAAACAAGGGCTACAGCACACAAGACGCAATAAACTACATCAAAAAATATGTTCAAGAGATTAAAGAAGCAGTCGAATCAAGGAATTACAGTTTTGACGAGTGTGTGCTTGCTGCCATGGGTGATATCCTACACACTACTGGAGCAGGCTTCACCACCAAAGGAACTATGCTTGTACACGATTGCATCAAGGAGGAACAGTTCTCTAGCGCCTTCAGTAGCATTGTTCTGCTGATCGACTCTTTGCTTGAAATCTTTCCGAAAGTTCGAGTCAACAGCGTTAAAGGAAACCACAATGACTTTGGGGACTGGGTACTCTTTAAGACGCTGCAGGCCTATTATCGCTCAGAGCCAAGAATCTCTATCGATGTGTTCCAGACAGACCACGGGCTCTTTAAAGTCAAAAGCACATTGTTCGTAATCTCTCACGGCTATAGTGCAGAGTACAAAGGCAGACTACCTAGCGGTAAAGATAGAGAAAAATACATCGCAAACCTTTTTCTAAGTAAGCCTGAAGAGCTGATCGGAGTTAAGCAAAAAGTGTTGGTGACTGCAGATCAGCATCACCTGGAAATGCGAGAGTATGCAGAGTTCGAACACTATATGCTTTCTACCTCAGTCAAAGGAGACAAGCATAGTGAGGCTTTTGGGTTAAATAATATCTCTCGTCAGAGTTGCTTTGTAGTAGATGAGTCTGGTATTAAAGAAATAGTGTACTGTTACTCATAAATCATGAGCTATATAATTACCACAACTACAGGGACTGACACTCCACGACCAGATCTATACATAGATCATAGACGAGTTGTAGTAGCTAACGATATGGGTGGATCGTTTATGTCTGGCCTTGGTAGTGTGCATGAGTTTGCTCTGTTAAAAGCTGAAGTTGCAGCACTAAAAAAAGAAATAGAAGCTATAAAACACGAGCTTAGTAAGACGCTCAAAGCTAAAGAAAAAGAGCATAGAAAGATCACTGTGTAATTACGATTTTTGGTTTGTTTTTGGTATAATATATTGATAGGGAAGCATTAGCTTTCAAATCACTCGATAAATGAATGGGCCTGTAGCTCAATGGTTAGAGCAGGCGTCTCATAAACGCTTGGTTGTTGGTTCAATTCCAACCAGGCCTACCATTTATTTATCTAACCCCAAATAAACCGATAAAATGAACATCGAAAACGCAGTATTGGATACCCTCAAAAGAATAACCGTCAACATTGAGGAGTTGATTGGTTTGGCCCTTCAGGTGCACACCACAACGCAAGCAAAGTCTGTGGACGCGGAAGCTGAAGCGAAAGCTAAAGCCGAAGAAGAGCAAAAGCGCCAGCACATAGACTCGGTATGGTCTGACAAACAACAGATGCTAGCAATTCAAGCGGACTACAAAGCGTTCTATGTGTCAGACGAAAGCGAACCTGTAGAAGCTTTCCTGGTTACGGGAAAGCTTGCTGGCGCGCAGGTTGCTAACCAGGTATTCAGATCGCAAGATGACGCTCGCGGGCACCTAAATAGCCTAGACTCTGGGACTATGTGGGCCACAGAAATAAAGAAGGGTCGTGGTACTCTTTGGGGGCGCAAGCCCTTTGCGATCTATATTAGCCGTCAGAGGCTCGAATACATCGGCTACACAATCAAACCCAAGAAAGCGAAAAAGTAATGAATTCTGAAGTCATGCAAAAGCTGCAGACAATCGCTGCAGAGATCGAGCACATAGCAAAAACTATGAGCTCAAGCGATGTGGTAGCGCAGATGCCTAAACTCACAAAGAGTAGTGGTGTTTGCACTAACGCCTGGCCTAGCTCCGAGTGGAGGCCGTCGTCGATGACAGTAATCGAAGTAACCGGAAAGGTTAACGGGCACTATGCTACCCCTCGCTGGTTCGCAGAAAATCGGATAGCCGAGGCCCGTAAATACCTAGGCTCGCTAGATCAGGGTAACGCCTGGACTAGCAAAGCTTGGCTTGTCGGTGACCGTGTGGTTACTGGCAAAAGAGTTAGACTGAATCTCAATCATCCACACGCAAACTATGCTTATGAACTATAGCTGGTTTAAGCTGGCAGCGTACACGGCAGGTGTGCTCTTGCTCGGAGTTGTTGACGGAATGTATTTTTCCGCAGCACTCAACGAGGCAAAGGTTGCTGCTGTCCGTAAAATTACGGACGCTCAATGGAAGCTTGAGCTGGTCAAGCGAGAGTTTGCCCAGTACAACATGAAGACTGGCGAGTGGGAGTTCCGCTCACTTGAAGATGTGAGTTCGTCTGCGTTTATTCAGGGCAAAGGTATTGCGCTGGAAGACGCACAATTCGTAAACTATAGCCTAGACAAGAGACGTTCTAGGAAATAGTTTTTAGTTAAAGGCCCTGTGGTGAAATGGCAGACACGACAGACTTAAAATCTGTTGGGGAGCACTCCCCGTGCGGGTTCAAGTCCCGCCTAGGCCACCAACGCACCAGTAGCTCAGTTGGATAGAGCAACTGCCTTCAGTTAGGAGCCTTCTATGTGGAAAATCGAGAAAGTGATCAGTAAAGGAGAATACAACTATATGAAAGTTAAAGCACATCCTAATGCTACCAAGCATGGATATGTGCTAGAGCATCGCATCGTAGTTGAAAATCACCTGAACCGTATTCTCGATAAATCGGAAGTTGTGCATCATAAAAACCATAATAAAAAAGATAATCGTATAGAGAATCTAGAAGTTATGATTTTAAATGAGCACGCTACCTTACACGCACACGAGCATGGACGTAAATGGGTAAAACTAAAATGTCCAAATTGTGGAGTTATATTTGATAGAGTACACAACCAAACACATCTGAGTAAAAACGGCAAGTATACTTGTTGTTCGAAAGCATGCAGAGGAAAGCTCTCTAGAAATATACAGTTGGGTGTAAAAACCGTAGAAGTGGAGAATGCTATTTCGGCGAATATCCAAGAAGTCTATACTAGGTTTATGGACAACGCCGAGGAAACCCAGTCACAGGGGTTCCGTAGAGACTATACGCATTCCACCTGTAAAGGTGAAGACATAGTCCAGCCTACAACAACATGAGTTGGCTATAGTAATATAGAGTAGGAAGCTAAGTGGTTGGTCGCAGGTTCGAGTCCTGCCTGGTGCACCATTTCAGTAACGCAGTAAATATCAGTATTATGGCTAACAAAGCAACAAAAGCAAAAGCGTCGGCAACTCGTAAGGCAAAGCAGCATTTCCATGGTAAGATTTGTCTTACCAGCTTTGCTGATAAAGCGAAGAATCCAGACAACAAGCGTCGTTCGCCGTGGCGCGGGTGCGCTAAATCGGTTAGCGGTAAGCGCAACACTGTAGTTGATCTGATGGCTGCGTAGCCTGGGTCAATAGTTAGTATAAGAAAGGGAGGGCTTCACAGCTCTCCCTTTTTTTAGCTCTCAGGTACCCCCCCCTAGGGATATCCGATAATATCTGATATAATACTTTGAAACGTTACGACGAGTCAGAATGATTGATGAGAGTCAGTCAGACAGATCGAGCGCTCGAGAGGCACTAGTACAATTCATTGTAATAATGCAATGCACCAACATATAATGTGGTGGAGCAATATTGAATTTTTTAGCCCCTCCCCCCCACAGTTAAAATAAGGTTATTCTGGGATAATGCTTTAAGTAGGAACTATTAGATATTATGAAAAAACTTGTATTGTTAATTATTGTATTGGCTGCGGTGAATGCTGATGCGTTCACCGTAATCGAATCCTCACTTCCATGGTCCCCAGTGGATCCGTGGGAAGACGTGCATGAGTCCCCTGCGTTTGATGCCGGTACTCATCCGGCTGAAAACGGAAGTGTCGGTGCATAGTATAAAAGAAAGGTTCAATCCCTCTCTTTTTTTAGCTCCTGGGTACCCCCCCTGTTAAAAATAAGATATTCGTGGGATAATACTTTGAATCTGGAACTAGTAGCATTCAGCTACACAGATTCTTCAGTTAACCAAACCAAACCATGAAAAAACTCATCATTGCAGTGTTGGCAGTTATCACTTTCAGTTTCTTTGCGAACGCGAGCTCACCAGCCGAAGAGATTCGGCTTCTGCTGAGTAAGATGGAGGCGGAAGGTGTATCGAAGGATGAAGAAATTCTTCGTGTTCACGCAGAGCTTCAGGCAGCAAAAGCTGTTATAGCAAAAATGCGTGAGGAACCTGATCTTGAGCAAGCAATCAAGGTCAGGTTTGACAAAGCCTTGAAGGAGGCGAGCAATGCAGTAAATAAGTTGACAGAAGAAGTAATAGTGAAAATAAACTCTCTAAAGAAATGAGAAACATGTTTCTCTCAGTGATTGTTGTGAGCGTTCTGTTAAAATTAACAGCACTAATCCTATGGTTAAAATTCTAGCCTTAGTATTGTGGGTTGCCTGTGTGGTCACCCTTCTGATTGAACTGTCACCTGTACTCGTGCCGGTGATGTTCATCCTGATTGGAGTTTCAGGACTCAAGCGCCTTGTGCGTTAGTCCTGAGACAGTAAAAAGAGTAGGTTCAATCCCTCTCTTTTTTTAGCTATCAGATTTTAGGCTCTTTTTTTGGTATAATATATTGCTAGAGAAATTTAGCCTCTAGCTTAACCCTAAACCAAAATGAAAAAAACTGAAAACAGCGAGTTCCTCCAACTCGTTAAAGAGGAGGTAAAACTAACAAGAGAGAAGAGGTCCATGGTGAGGGACCTCAATCTTGAGGATGTCAGAAAAAAAATGAGTACGCTTTTAGCGAAGCAGTATGGCCGCCGTGAGAAAATCACGAGCCCAAATATTGGTGCTGTTGGGCCTGTCAGCAACAAAAACGCTATGATCGAATTAATCAGAAACAGACACTGGCTATGAAGATTAAAACGGCGATTGTGGTAGTCCCCACAAAAGACAACAAGAGTGGTGAAGATATCGAGAAGATATCTCATAGTCATCTTGCCGCAGCTTTTCCAAAACTGCGAGACTGTACTCCGGTTGTGGGTATGGTTATTGATAGTAGGGTAAAACCCCTACAGGCTACGCTAGAAGAGCTGAAGCCGAACCTCGATGGAGAGACAGTAATCGGGGTTTTCATATTCAAAAAGCATATAGAGGTTCTACACAACCTCATATGCAAATTCGAGAAAACGAATTTCCAAATACTGCTAGAAAAAGAAAATGGAAAGTTCGAAACCCACGGATATCTATGATCACACTGAAAACACTCAATAAGAGCACGAGGCAGCAAGTCTTCGATCAGGTAGCAAAGCACCTGCTCGAACAAAACGTGCGAAGCGCCACACAGGTGACATGCAGATATCATCATGGTCCGCTTCGATGTGCAGCAGGTTGTCTCATTGCGGATGATGAGTATGACCGCAAAATTGAGATGAAAACTTGGAGAGATCTAGTTGAAACGAACTATGCCCCCAAGAAGCATCTCAAGCTGATCAGAGAACTGCAAGAGATCCATGATGACCTCGTCGTAAAACTCTGGAGAGATGCATTGGCTGAATTGGCTGATAAGTATCGACTCAAAAAGAGCGTGCTAGCCTAGTCTGCTGGTCGATGTGGATAACGACCTTAAATAATATTCCACACTTTTTATGCCCACAAAAACAAAACCGAAAAAAGATCTGCTTGAGAAGGCAGATATAGAAATAGCGAGACTCAGAGCAAAAGCTCTAGAACCTAAAAGCAACCACGAAAAAATCCGTGGTTGGGAGCTCAGAGATTTCCGAGAGACTAATCTTGGAATAGCAAGGGTAGCCTTCGTTATCATCCAGCAACAAGAAGCTGGAATGCGCTAGCTGAATTTAAAGAGCGTCCCCTCTGAGGGGAGTAAGACTCTTTTTTTAGCTCTTGGGTACCCCTCCCCACCCCCCATAGATAAAACAACACGGTTATGGTATATTATGGTACTATGAAGACATTAGCCCTTAGCCTTATGTTGGTTTTGACTGTTAACGGTATGGCAGCTGTCAATATTTGGGACACTACGTCATTCAGTGACGTAGATCCTTGGGAACTGACAGAAGAGGTAGAAGAAGAGGAAACCGTAGTAGTCACTTCTGGTTTCAATGCTTAGTCAGCTAGTCGAAGTGAGCTCTCGACTATAAATAAACTTACACAATTTCCGCCGAAAGGCACTGAAGACAAGTACATGGTACAAGTCATAGGGGATAGGGTGATTCGAAGCGCTCTATCCCCTATCTTCATGTGAAGATACAGTGTTTATTAAGCGCTTCTAGGATTGATCGCCCTAGTCGTACTGCCCTTAGAAAAGGTATAGATCAGTTCAGTTATGCACTTAGTATTAAATTGGCCTGATTTTGCGGCCTCTGTAGAGGAGCCAGAATTAGTGTTGTATAATGACGACCATTCTCGAGTCGTTATTCCGGATTGGGAGTTCTCCCACCCTGGTGGGATGTGTATCGATCTGGAAGGAAAAACCTTCTGGAACGACGACACCCTGAGCCCAGGAATCAATGTGTATGTCCTTGATGAGGACCTACACAAGGAAGAAGATTAACAAAAGCGCGTAACCTGCGGTAGAGTGGTTAGGCTGACTAGCTATAGTCCAGAGAGGCTCGATCCCTCTCTTTTTTTAGCTATTAGGTACCCCCCCCTCAGATAAACTGCATAGTTAGTGGTATAGTAAATTGAATCAGAGGCTGACTAGCTTTTGATTTAACAGTTGTGGGCCTCTACCCTAAATTGTTTTTAACCTAGTAGAGGTTTAAGTTTTTGAATTATGGATACTGAAATGAAAAGAATCATGGACATGCTTAACGGTATGGTCAGCTTCAGAGGGTGGGTCTGGAAATGGTGGAGAGGGGCAACAAACCCCACCATTATTTTCGGACACCCTTCCCTAGAGGGGGGTGTGTGCCTCTCCTTTAAAAGAGATGGTGCGGATCTATTACCGTTAATAGCCACCAAATTCCTTAGTGTCACCGCCAAAGAGTTGGCGGGTGGTTCAGAGGATGAGGCTATCAGCATACCAGCTCGGGGATTTGATATAGTTCCCGCAGCCATAATCGCCGCAAAGGCGATTGTTTTTAAATAAGCCTGTCATTCAGGTACCAGCCGGAGGTGAATCCGGCATTTTTTTAGCTATCAACTAATAAAATAATAAGTATTTAAAATATTCTTTTTTTTAGCTATTAGAGACCTAGGCTATCAGATATAATCAAATAAGAGTTAAACCTGCCCCTTTATGTCTGCGCTTGTACAATATCTCAATTTTCTCAAACTTTCTTCAGCAGAAAACAGAAAAAAAGAAAAAACTGCTCTAGAGCTTCAGGGCTACGCACCATCAGAGAACGGTGAGCAGGATAATCCTAACCCTGACGAGAGTTCATTAGAGAATAAGATTAAATCTCTACAACCTACTGTGACTAACCCTAACAGTGTTCCATTGTCAGGCGCAAGTTCAGCCAAGCCTGCAATAACTACACCTGTATCTAATCCTGCACGAGGATATAACACAGGTGTACCAGCGCCACAGCATAACAAGCAGTTCACAAAGATTCCACGAGTATTAGAGAAGCTGCCAGATATATCAAAGCCAACCGATCCTAGAGAAGGAACATTGTTAAGTAAGAGAGCTATAGCATATAGTCGTAATACTGGAATAGCTGATGTTGATGGTGGCTTGTTCGTAAATAATGAAGATGTTGAGTTATTGGGTAAACTAGGGTTTGAGGTTGAAGGCTATACTGAGTTAGAGAAAACAAGTGAAGTGTTGGACCTGTACGCGTATATAGAGAAGGTTGCAGGGGTACCTAAAGAGGTAGCTAAGCTAGTAGATGAAGGTAAAGCATTCAGTGGTGAGTATCTCAAGGAAATGGAATATAGTGTTCCAGAGGGTTATGAGGTAAAAGGTGATCTATGTTGTCCTGTAGAGAAGACTGCTTCAATGGAAAAGCAGTCTGCTGAGCGTCCTGGCCTATGGGCAAATATTCATGCAAAGAGAAAGCGTGGAGAGAAAGCTGCTAAACCTGGAGATGAGGATTATCCAGACAAGAAACAATGGGATAAATTGAGTAAAGAATCTGCAGCTAGTCCTGCATGGCAGCGTAGCGAAGGCAAGAATCCTGAAGGCGGATTGAATGCTAAAGGAAGAGCCAGCTATAAAAAACAAACAGGAGGAACACTCAAAGCTCCAGTCACAGAGAGCAACCCTAAAGGAGATAGAGCTAAGCGTCAAAACAGCTTCTGTAGTCGTATGTGTGGGATGAAGCGAGTGAACACAGGAAGCAAAGCTCAGAGTGATCCAGACAGTCGTATCAACAAGTCCTTAAGGAAGTGGAATTGTAAGTGTGGCGAAGATCACAGTTCATTGTTCGAGAAAATAGGCTGCGTATTAAAATCAAGCGAAGCAACCTATCCATTAAAGAGCTCTAACATCCGAGCTGTAGGGTACGACAAACCTAGTAAATCTCTAGATGTAGCTTTCCATAGTGGTTCTGAATATAAATATCTAGATGTTCCTAAAACTATATTCGATCGGATTAAACGAGTGAAGAGCCCTGGTAAATTTTTCAACAAGCACGTTAAGCTAAAAGAATATCCTTACGAAAAAACTGCAGCTATGCCAGATCATATCAGAAAAGCTATTCTCACTGGAGATAAAGCTGCTCTAAGAGCAGGTCAGAAAGCTGCAGTTAAAAGCAGAGCTAGAAACAAAGCTAAATCTGAGCTTAGAAAATTCCTCGATATGGGAGAAGAAGCTGCACCAAAAAAGGTACATCTACCATCAGAATATAAAACACAGACTGAATTAAACCTCAAATATAGATAATATGAATATTGAAGATTTTAAGCATGGCTGCAATAAACAAGTGGAAGATCCTAGGGACAGACCGTATAAACCAAAGCTTACACACTGGACCGAGCTAAACAATATAGACCTTAGAAAAGACTGCAGCGTTCCTAGAGCCCAAGGAAATATAGGTTCGTGTACGGCTTTTGCCGCTACCTCGATGTTCGACTTTGTTCGCAGAAAGCACAGCATGGTTCGCTGGATGCCTAGCCCACTGTTCACATACTATGCTACTCGCAAAGCTGTAGCCCCCATATTGACTGACTCTGGGGCAGCTATACGCGATGCTCTTAAAAGCTTAGCTAGAGATGGTGTGAGTATGGAGAGGGTATGGCCCTATATAATTGAAAACTATAATGAAAATCCGCCTGAAGAGGCATGGAAGATTGCTGAGAAGCATCAGGCTTTAGAATATCTTAAAATAGACGATTTTAACAAAGATGAGTGGCTCAACTGTCTAAACGACGGTTATCCTTTTGCGTTTGGATTAAACTTATACGCGTCTTTCTTCGATCCTTTCATGGAGCTCATGGGAGGGTTTATGCTCGCTCCTGACAGAGAGTCAGAGAAGTTTGTAGGCGCTCACTGCATGCTCGCTGTAGGGTATATTAAAAATTACAATGGGCAAGAATATCTGATTGTGCAGAATAGCTGGGGAACAAACTGGGGAGACAAGGGATATTGCTATATTCCATTGAGCTATATCATGAGCAACGACAGCTTTGACTTCTGGACTGTCAGACTTACAGAGACTAGCGATGAGTATGAGAGTGACCCTGTTGAAGAGCCCAAGCCAGAACCGGTAATTGAGCCTACGCCTGAACCTGTGGTCGAGCCAGTTGTTGAGCCTCCGGTTATTGAGGTTGTAGAGCCTGTTGTGCCTCCTGCACCAGAACCTGTGGTTGTTGTGGAAGAAAAGAAGCCAGCTCTACCGTTTATCATCGTACTCACAATACTTATTACGCTTGCATTACTCTTCTTTTTTAGCTAAAAGTTAGTGACACACTCTAAACATTACTATAGAATAATCACATGAACTTAGAACAAGCATATATTGAAGGATTCGTTAAGCGCGCAGCTGAGTATGGCTTCAGTCAACATGAGGCTGTAGAGATCTTTAAGAGAGCATCTGAGCTCAAAGGAGATCAGCATAAGCTTGATGTAGATAAAGACGGCAAGATTGAAGGTTCTGATCTAAAAAAGCTCAGACAGCGTAAACAAGCTGCGGACGGGTTTAATCCGTTAACAGCTCCAGGCACACCAGACACGCAAATCATGTCTAGTCTTTTTAACCGTGGAGGTGCGGCTGCACCTTCAGTCAAGCCTCAGGCACTTGCACCTTCAGTCAAGCCTCAGGCACCTACACCAACCCCTAGCTCTGCTGTTATTGGTGGGGGCTCTGCAGCAGCAAGTGCTGATCCTACCATGAATGAGAAGATCATGGGGTTTTTAGGTATCAACAACCCGAACATGCAGGGAACAAGAAAGAGTCCAGCTAATGCTTACGGTGGAGTTATGGGTAATGCCCCTGCCACAGCAGCTCCTGGAAGAAAGTAACTTAAAAAGCGTTAGTAATATCAGGGATCATTGGAGATTAAAGCTTCGGTGATCCCTGATTTGCGTTTGAGTTAGAGTAAAGCAATATGACCACACAGCGAGCATACATCAATGGGTTTGTAAAGAGGGCGGCTGACTATGGCTACAGTGAAAATGAAGCTATCACGCTGTGGAAGAGAGCTAACGCTCAAAATGTGGTAGCTCAGCAAGATCCTATGTGGCCTGCTGGTGCAACTAAGCAGCAGAACTTTAATTCTGCTACAACTACTCAATCGCCTAGTGTTGCGCCTGCATCTAGTGCACCAGGATATACACCGAACAAGAAAGATTTAAGTATTTTGAAAAATGCTCCTTTATCTAGCATGACGCCGAAAGACAAGTGGGTGCAAGGGCTTGGAGATATTATGGGTAAAAAACCTGTGTTTGGGTTTGACCCCCCTGATTCTTCTGTCAAGCAAGACGCCTTTGACTCTACAGATATGGCAAGTGGTCATTTCAGAGATCTTGCAAGCGCAAACCAGTACCGTAATAAGCCCTTACCGCGTCCACAAAAATATGATGGCAATAAATTTGTAGATGCTTACACGGAAGACATAAACTCACCAGATTTTCCAGCATCTCAAGAGTATCTCTACAATAAGATGCTCAAAGAGCATATGAATAAATACAACCCTAAATGGGGAAAATCTTTTAGACCTCCCATTCAGAATATACCAGATTTGTCCGAGTACGAAAAAGAAAACGATTTTTTTGCGACAGTTAAAAATCTTGATTTAAAAGAATGGCAAAAATCTTTTAACGACTCTTTTGCAAAAAGGTTTAAATAATATGAACTGCGGCAATCACCCATCGTTCTCTAGTAGAAGAGAATTCCTAAACGAATTCGCCTGGGGTTTGGGCGGATTGTCTCTAGCTAGCGTGTTTGGGTTGAACCCAACAACGCTAGAAGCAGCTAGCCCTATGGCTGCTAAGACTCCACACTTCCCAGTAAAGGCTAAAGCAATAATTCAATTGTTTGCTAGCGGTGCGCCTAGTCATGTAGACACATTCGACTATAAGCCTGAACTGCAGAAGCGAGATGGAGTGAAGCACGACTACGGTAATCTGTTAGCTTCACCGTTTGAATTTCCTAGATTTGGAAAATCAGGATTAAATATCAGTGAGGTATGGAAAGAGTTGGGTAAGCATGCTGATGACCTGGCTATCATCAACAGCATGCAGACAGACATCCCTGATCATGGAATAGCTAGCAAGCTTATGCATACAGGTTCAGCGCAGCTTAGTAAACCTAGCCTAGGCAGCTGGCTCGTTTATGGGTTAGGCACTCAAAATGAGAACATGCCTGGGTTCATTTCATTGAATAGTTCTCCAGAATCTCGTCAGTGCGCATTTCTTCCAGGCATGTATCAGGGGTGCAATGTAAACTATCGACAGAATATACAATCTAGTGAGATTTTGGCTAACCTTCAGAGCGAGGTTTCGTCGTTATCTCGTCAAAGACGCCAACTTGACTTTGCAAAAAGCCTCAGTACTGAGCATATGCTGAAGCTTCAAAAAGACGAACAGCTAGAAAGCCGTATAGAGTCGTTTGAGACAGCGTTTAAAATGCAGACAGAGGCTAGCGACGCGTTCGATATATCTAAAGAACCTGAGAATATTAAAGAAGCCTACGGAAAAACTGAGGAAGGAGCAAAGATGCTGATTGCTCGTAGGCTTGTAGAGCGTGGTGTGCGTGTGGTTCAGGTAAATGTTGGGGGGTATGACCACCACAGTGATATTAAAAACGCTATGAGTAACACAGCTCGTAGATATGATCAGGCTTTTAGCGCACTTATAGGCGATCTCAAGCAACGAGGATTATTCGACAGTGTATTAATTGTGTGGGGAGGTGAATTTGGACGTACTGTTACCAGTGGTGGAGGCGCAGGAGCTCCAGGTAGAGATCACAACGGCAAAGCTTTCAGTGTATGGATGTGCGGAGGAGGAGTCAAAGGAGGTCAAAGGTATGGAGAGACTGACGAGGTGGGCTCTAAATCTATGAAAGACATCGTACACATCCACGATCTTCATGCTACTATCTTGCGTTTAATGGGATTTGATCATGAACGTTTGATTTATAACTATAACGGCAGACCCTTTAGGCTCACTGACGTGTATGGTAATGTGATCAAAGAATTGATTGCTTGATGAAAAAGCAAAAATTCGAGTGCAAGACTTGCGGAAAGCTCTGGCCTCGTGAAAGTGAAAGAATGCGGGAAGGCAAGACTTGCTCTAAACGGTGCGCAAGTATCAAAGGGTATCTTTCTGGAGACAGAAAAGAGACAGGTATAGAACTTAAGCTGCAAGCTATGCTCTTGGCTCTAGATATAGAGTTTGTTACTCAAAAACCTATTCTAGGTGTCACTATCGCTGACATCTTTATCGAGCCTAATGTGGCTATTTTTGCTGATGGAGCATACTGGCATGGAGACGCTATGACTCAATACAAGGACAGTCAGAAAACTCAAAAGCTTACAAAGGGAGGCTATGTCGTATTGCGTTTAGACGAGGAAGATATCGAGGAAGAAGATGAGCTTGTGCGAGAAAAAATACTAGAAGCATATGGGAAAAGAAGGGCGACTAAAAAGCTATAAAATATTTGATATATTCTAGAGTTTAGAATAAACTAGAAGAAATTATGAACACACAACAAGCATACATCAACGGATTCGTAAAGAGAGCAAGTGAATACGGCTATAATGAAGCTGAGGCTATTGAATTATACAAAAGAGCTTTTTCTTTTGCAGATTTAGGTCAAAGGCTTGGAGCAAAGGCCGACAGCGGTGTACAAGCTGTAGGAAATACCTTTAATAGAGGTAAGGACATGGTTATGGGGGCAGGTAGGGCCTTGAACCAGGGAGCACATAATTTAGCTTCCAATATGGGGCAGAAGCTTGAGGGCGCTGTAAATACTGTAGGCCAAGGAGTGCGCGATACTATGAATACGGTTGGACAGACAGGTAGGGCACTGGGGCAAGGCTTTTCAGGAGCTGGTAGCGCTTTAAGACAAGGTTTTTCAGGGGCTGGCAGTGCTTTAAGACAGGGAATCTCAGGAGCTGCAGAATCGTTAGGCCAAGGAGCAGAGCAAGCGGCGCACACTTTCTATGGTCCAAGCTTAAGGGCAGCAGGGTATCAAAGAACTCCTGTCGGTCCTGGAGCAGATAGCCCCATACTCAATCTTCCAGCTGTAAATAATACATTTGGAGGAAATCAGACTCTAGGTATTGCTGGTGCTAGATAATTTAATTAACCTAGTAAAGCTAAAGACTCTCATTACCTGAGGGTCTTTTCTTTTATATATTTGCAGAAAATACTCTAGTATTATAAAATCTATCTATGGCTAACGTAACGACACTTAAAGAAATGCAGGAGGGTAAAGAGCCCCTGCACAAAAGATCGTCGCATTGGCGTACTGTTAGAAAGAACCACATCAAGAACAACCCTACCTGTGCTCTCTGCGAGGGTACGAAGAAGCTAGAGGTTCATCATATAAAGCCTTTTCACTTAAACCCTGAGCTAGAACTCGACCCAAATAACCTAATTACTCTTTGCGAAGATAAAGGTAATGGAGTATATTGTCATTTATTCTTTGGCCACTTGGGTAACTATAAAAGCTTAAATGAGAATGTCAGAGAAGATGTGGACCTTTGGAGAAATAAACTTAAAACTAGACCAGAATAACTATGACACAACAAGAACAAGCATACATCGAGGGATTCGTAAAGAGAGCAGCTGAATATGGCTTTAATGAAGCTGAAGCTATTAATTTTTTAAAGCAGGCTGCAGGAGAAATGCCTATGGCTGGTAAGCCTAAAGCACCAGCACCTAAGGTACCGAGCGCGATCAAGGGAAATGCTAATGATGTAGCTAATCCTCCTAAAAAACCTCTCGTCCCTATGCCCGCCGACGAACAATTCTAATATGACTAACGAGCAAGCATACATCGAAGGATTCGTTAAGAGAGCAAGTGAATACGGCTTCAATGAAGCTGAGGCTGTTGCGCTACTGAAGCGTGCCGAAAGAAACGTCTATAACCTCGAACAACAGAAGGCTAACCCAATGATGAACATGCTAGGAGCTATGATGATGGGTAGAGTTGCTCCTGATAGTGTTGGTGGTGAAGCTGGTGGGATGGCTCCTATTGCATATAACGCTTATCAAGATCTCACAAGCGAAGAGGGCTCTCCAAGCAGAACAGCTAATATCTCTGGAGGCACATTCCTGGGAGACATCGCTGGAGGGGCTGCAGGCTATGGACTATCTCATTTACTAGGCCAAACTGACCCTGAAGCAATACAAAGTGCTGTTAGTTCAGGTAGACTTGGAGGAAGAGCTCTAGGTGCAGGCTTAGGAGTTAGACGCTACAACCAAAAGCTGGATGAGCTGATCAATCAAACAAAGCAAGAACAAGGGTGGTAGTATGCCCGCAAAAAGCGAAGCTCAACAAAGACTCATGGGGATGGCTCTTGCCTCTAAAAGAGGCAAGGGTCGTTTTGGCTCTAAAGTTCAAGAAATTGCTGATAGTATGACTGAAAAGCAACTGAGGGACTTTGCTAAAACTAAGCATAGCGACTTACCTGAGAAGAAAGCTTATATTGAAGGCTTCATGAAAAGAGCAGCTGAATATGGTTACTCTGAAAATGAAATAGTTGAAGCTGTAAAGATTGCTGAAGAGCTATACAAAACAGCCAATACATTAGATAAAATTAAAAAGTACATCAAGAAGCACGAAGATCCCAAGTCAGATTCTATATTTAAAGGATTTATTGATAAACAGAAAAAGGGAATACCTGCCCTTATGAACATGAGAAGACTAGATAAACTACAGGCTTACGGAAGAGAGATGGACAGGGCTTCTAAAAAATAATGGATCCTAGAAACAGCCAGGTTAGTAAAATACTCTTTGGTAGAAATAGAATGCCTGCTCCAGAGCATGGCGAATCTATGATGGACGCTCTTGAGCGTAGAGATAGAGAGCACGATGCTCAAGAGCTGCAATATAAACAGTTGCTAAAAAATCCTATAATCCAAAAGGTTCCTGGGGCAGCTATTGCGGCATCAGCTAAACCCTCAGGGCTGCTTGACGCTATTCTTGGTGGAAACATCCCAAAAGCTACACAAAAAATACATCTAGGATTAGGCAATCCAGGAGTAATGAGTAACTTTGGGCGTATAGCTCCTATAACGAAAGAAGAGACAGAGGCTACTATGGAGGCTCTTCAGAACAACATGTATAAAAGCAGCGCACTAGCTCGTTGGTACAGCAAGACAGCTAGCGAAAAGCGAAAAGTCGTAGAAAAGCTTAAGGGTGGGCTAGGGGATAATAAGCCAGATAGCGTTTTTAATAAAAAAGAACTGCGTAAAGGTGTAGCTCACGAGCTAGAGCACACAAAAGATAAAGGGCTAGCTAGAGAGATAGCTAAAGACCATCTGAGCGAACAGGAATATTACTATACAAAGCTAAATAAAGCCAAGATCGGGCAATTGTTAAATAATGTTGTAAATCGCTAAGTCATCTTATAAGATGAGCAAGCATTTATGGATCCAATTATTAAGAGAATTGCAGATTTAAGGCCTGCTGAGCCACTCAAGACTAGCGACTTGCTTATAGTGAGCCAGTATATTCAAGGCACTAGCAAAGTGCGAAGAACTACTGTAGGTGCGATAAGAGATATTGTTGCCGCAGGCATAAAAGGGGCACCTTCTGGAGGCGGAGGGTCTACTGTAGATCCAGATAAAGTAAAAATTCGTATAGATAATGGCATTATTCAGTGGCAACCTCAGGATGGTCCATGGTATAATTTAATATCGCTAGCAAATCTGAGAAGTGCGCTGGTCCCTCAAATAAGTTTTTTTGATGGAGACGGTGTAAAGCTCGAGTTTGGGCCTGTTCCAGGGCTTTCTAGCATAGATCCAAATAAATGCCTAGTAGTAGTCGGTGGAGTAGTGCAGCAGCCAACATATTCATATACATTAAACTTGAGTGATGGAGGAAAAGTCATATTTGACGAGGCTCCTCCCAAAAATGTTAAAATTTCAGTTCAACCCTATTAAACATAAAAGCATATGCCATTAACAAAAGTAAAATACGACATGTTAGATGCGGACGTGACGGATAAGATTAAAACAGCTGTCACTCTCTCAGGAGCAGGAAGTCCTCTTGTTTTCGATACTGTAGGAAGCACAAATACTCTCAGCAAGTTTAAAGTCGGAGGCGTTGATAATACGATCCGTAGTGCGAGTTTCAATAATAATGGATTGCTTCAAATTGAACTTGCCACATTTACTCCTACACTTGCCGCTGCAGGTTTACCTGGGGCTAGTTTGAACTGGGACGAGGCAGCCACAGGATTTTCAGTGACTGTCGCAAATCCGGACGATTTTCCTTCATCTTTTATTGATGCGGTGGTAGGCATTGCAGCTGGAAATGGTACTAGCGTAAGTGAAACACTCAGCGCATACACAGCAGGAGCTAAATCAGTTACTCCTGCTGGCGGAGTTGACTGGACGCAAGAATTTACAGCCGGAGGTAGCTCTTATATTCGCTCTAACGGCACAGGAAGTACTGGTGGTACAGCCAAGGGCATAGTTTCGTTTACATACAACGACGGCACAGTAAAACCCTTCACCACAGATAACGCAGACTTCACCATCAACTGGGGAACTCCTGTTGCCTCTATCACGTTGGGCGCGTTGACAGGTAAGACTTTTCTTGAAACGTACACAGAGTCTACATTTACTCCAAGCATTACAAATATCGCAGATATCGATTCAAATTGTGAATATACTGTAAGCGCCACGAACGCCACAAACCCTGGCGTAAAAGCGGCAGGAACACACAGCATCACGTTCACGACACCAATTCACAAAACGAACGCCTCTAGCACCACTACAAAGGTTTCATTGAGTGCTAAGATCAGCAGACCTGCTGCCGTCACAGGTACAGCATACGATACACCGCTTACCGCAGAATCTTCTTCGGTTAATAGTTCGGCTAGCTTCACGTATCCTAGCTTCTATACATGGACTAGTGGCACCGCCACCAAGCCTACTCGCTCAGATTGTGTTGACGAGTCTGCTCTCGATGCTAGCGCAGTAACTGTACTTGGCGATAAGGCCAAAGCGTTCGCTGGTATCATTAACAATACAGAGTCTCAAGCTAGAGCTTTCTGGTTTGCGATCAAAGCGAGTGGTGCATCTCAACCAACAGTATTCCAGACAGGTACCAGTGCTTCACTTTTGAGTGATTATTCTGGCGTCGTTACTTCTACGGTTGCCTTGGCTCCGGACGTTGTTCCTGTAGGATATACTGCAGAGACATACAATCTGTACGGGATTATTCTTCAACCAGGACAAACATACGTCAGAATTGCTTAATTCGCTTAAATCTAGACAATAACATTAAATAACAAAATTATGGCTACAAATTACGACGGATTGACAAGAAACGCATGGCCGGGAACATGGAGTCCTGCAGGTAGTGCACCTATTGCTCTCGATACAGAACTGCGTGGAACATTACAGAGTATTAGTGGAGATGCTGGCGACAAACTTGCAAATATTCCTGGGCAGAGAATTACTGAAGGGATGATGGTGTATGTCAAAAACTCATATACTTATGAAGAAGGTGCTGCTCCCAATGTGGTTACCAAAACCAGAGCAGCCGAAACATATTATCAATATAAGCCGGTTGCTGGTGACGGTCCCAGAAGTTCTACTACAGGAGCATTACCTAACGCAGAAGCTAACTGGGCTCCAGTTGGATTGACTGGGGCTCAGGGTTCTCAGGGTCAACAAGGTACCCAAGGTACTACAGGGTATTCTTCTACAATGTATCGCTACAAGGCCGCTACAGACTCGGCAGATGTTAACCCTGCGGACGGTTTTCTTAGCTGGGAGAAGGCTGGTGCAAATCAAAAAAACTCAGACCATATCAAGCTGTCCCATAAAACAAGCGACGGTCTAGATGTGGATATATTTTTGGCTTTGCTTGCAGTCAATCAAGACATCACTATTCAAGCTATAGGGGACAGTGAAAGCTATCAAAAATTTGTTATTTCTGATACTCCAGTACTTGTAGACGCAACCACTAACCCAGTTGCACCTAGATACTGGAAAATTCCTGTTGATTTGGTGGCCAGTATCGGCGCAGCGAGTACTGATGGCTTTAGTAACGGTACAGGTTTATTTGCGGCTGCTCTGACTGGAGCTAAGGGAGACCAAGGTACCCAAGGCCAACAGGGAACTCAGGGCACTCAAGGCACCCAGGGTGAACAGGGAACTCAGGGAACTCAGGGCACCCAAGGTGAGCAAGGTACTCAGGGCACTCAAGGCACCCAAGGTGAGCAAGGCACTCAGGGAACTCAGGGCCAGCAAGGCACCCAAGGTGAGCAAGGCACTCAGGGAACTCAGGGCACACAAGGTGAGCAAGGTACTCAGGGCACACAAGGTGAACAGGGAACTCAGGGCCAGCAAGGCACACAAGGTGAACAGGGAACTCAGGGCCAGCAAGGCACCCAAGGTGAGCAAGGCACTCAGGGAACTCAGGGCACACAAGGTGAGCAAGGTACTCAGGGCACTCAGGGCACCCAAGGTGAGCAAGGTACTCAAGGCACCCAGGGTGAACAGGGAACTCAGGGAACTCAGGGCACACAAGGTGAGCAAGGTACTCAGGGCACTCAGGGCACCC